CACCTTTGCAGCATCCAGTATTATCTGCGCTTTTGGCTTAGCAGCTGCCGCACCTCGCTCGCCGTATCGGCACTTAGAATTATGCGGTATTGCCCTAACTTCCACGTTTACAGCACAATGCGGAAACTTACACTGTGGTCTTCCTCGCCAGAAACATGGTAAGGCCCTTCCACATCGGTGCCCCAGCTGTCAATGCCGCCAACGCCGCGCACTGCGCCCAGCACCATCACACTGGTGCGGCCGGTCGCGGGCAGCTCCGTAATGTGCTGCGCCGCCTCGATCTCCTGCGCCGTGTTGGGCAGCGCGCTGAACGCAAATGGTGCATCCACCTGCTGCAAGGTCAGCGCGGCAGTCGTGTGGCCGTAGGCATCCCGCTGTTCCAGCATGGCCTGCCGCGTCTGCATGTGCATGCCGCAGTCCTGCGGAACCAGATGTGGCTCCACATGCGGGGTTTCCTCATGGCAGCCGAACACACCGCCCTTATAGCGGTCCGGGTAGGTTTCGCCGGAAAGCCCGGTCCACACCGTGCGGGTCACCGGGCCAAAGGTTTCAAATTTCACACCAAAACAGGGCTGCTCCGGCGCACCGGCTACACCGTGGTAAACGGCATCCACCCGCAATGCGCCCTGTGCTTCCACAGTGTAGACCAGCTCTGCGCTGGCCCCCGGCACAGTGGGGATGCCAAACTGGAACTGCACCTTTACGCAGTCGGGACCTGCTTCCAGCACCTTCATGCCGTTATATGTTACAAACACATCCGCCGCCATCCAGGCCGCCGCGCGCAGCGGGAAGCCGCATCCGCGGTCATTGTCGGTGGAGGCCCGCCAGAACGCCGGGCGCGGTGCGTGCCACAGCCATTCGGTGCCGTTCACCTTCAGCGATGCCGGGCCAGCCCCCGCAATGGAGAAAAGCATCTCAAAGTTTTTGCCCTTTACGCCCAGGTTGCCGTCGCCCTGGGTCACCACCAGGGGGTAGGCGCGGCGGCTCTGCCAGGCTTCGGCCAGCGTACGGTCTGCCTGTGCTGCCGCAGCAGCGTTGACGGCATCCTGCGCCGCACGGTCCGCCGGGCTGGCGTACCAGTAGCGTACATCCTGCATGGCGGGCTTCTCTGCGCCATCGGCGTATACAATGCCGTTGCCGCTGAAGTTATAATCCGTCGTCCGCTCGTCAAAATCGCCGCCATAGCCCAGTACCTTGCGGCCCATGACGTCCGTATGCCAGATGGCCTGGTCCATGTAGTCCCAGATAAAGCCGCCCTGGTACTGCGGGTATTTTTCCGCCAGCTTCACATAGCTTTCCATTCCGCCCAGAGAGTTGCCCATATCGTGCATGTATTCGCACAGGATGAACGGCTTTCCCGGCTTGGATTCCAGATATTCCTGGATTTCCCACGGCTTGGCGTACATCCGGCTTTCCATATCGGTGATGGCCGCAAATGCGCGGTTATGCACCACACCTTCATAATGCACCAGACGGCTGGGGTCCTTGGCGTGGAAAAACTGCGTCATGGCCAGAATATCCTCGCCCGCATAGCTTTCGTTGCCGCAGGACCAGATCAGCACAGCGGCGTGGTTTTTGTCGCGCTCCAGCATGCTGCGGGCACGGTCCACCACACAGTCTTTCCATTCCGGCAGGCTGCCCGGCACATTCCAGCTGGGTTCGATCGCGCCCAGCTTCTGCCAGCTGCCGTGGCTTTCCAGGTTGGTTTCATCGATCATGTAAATGCCGTTTTTGTCGCACAGATCATACCACAGGCTCTGGTCCGGGTAATGGCAGGTGCGCACGGCGTTGATGTTGTTGGCTTTCAGCACGGCCATGGCGGCGTTCATATCATCCGCATCAATAGCGCGGCCCTTTTCGGGGTTCCATTCGTGGCGGTTTACACCGTTGAACACCACACGCTCCCCATTCAGGCACATGATGCCGTCCTTCATCTCAAAGCGGCGGAAACCGATGTCATAGGGCACCACTTCCTGCACGGTGCCCTGTGCATCTTTCAGCGTCAGCTCGGCATGGTACAGCACCGGGGTCTTGTGGCTCCACGGCTGAATCCCCTCCAACTCAATCGTGTCCCCCGTCACAGGGCCTTCATACAGGGCATAGCCCTCCGGATCGGTCAGGCGCAAAGTCACACTGACCCCTTCGGTCTCTCCATCCAGCTTCAGCTCCGGGGTCAGCAAACCAGTGGTGTTGTCCTCGCTCAGGCCCGCTTTCAGCCAGATGTCCGCCAGATGCACCGCCGGTTTGGCGTACAGGTATACCGGGCGGAACATGCCGGAGAAGCGGAAAAAGTCCTGGTCCTCGATCCATGCTGCACTGCTGCGCTTGTACACTTCCACGCAGATGCGGTTGCCGGTTTCTTTGATGTACGGCGTCAGGTCAAATTCCGAGGGGGTAAAGCTGTCCTCGGCATAGCCCACGAACTTGCCATTGCACCACAGGTACATGGCCTGTTCCACACCCTGGAAGCTGATGCATACCCGCTGCCCGCGCAGCCCGGCATCCAGATCAAATTCCCGCGCATAGCTGCCGACGGGGTCATCGTTCAGATCCACCTGCGGCGGCCGCAGCGCACTGCGTCCATCCCACGGGTACAGCGTGTTGGTGTATTGCAGCTGACCATAGCCCTGGGTCTCCATATGGCCCGGCACACGGATGGTACCAAAGCCCGAAAGATCCTCTCCTTCGCGCCAGAAATCCGCCGGGCGCTGGGCCGGGCAGCTGCTCCATACAAAGCGCCACATGCCGTCCAGCGGCTGGCGCAGGCTGCTGTGGCGCTGCGCGGCTTCCTGCACAGTACGGTAGCATACATGGTCCGAATGGGCATCCAGCCGGTTCACGGCAAACACAGTCGGGTCACTTAACCAGTTCAGTTCCGGTGTCATGATAATATTGCTCCTTTTATTTCTGCCTAAGGTGTATCTGAAAACAAAGAAAATGACGGATATTTCGCAAACACAAGCAGGATTTTAAGGCCAAGAGCCGCAGGAATCCTTTGTGGATTCCAAGGCTTTTTAACGCATAATCCCGCTGCGTTTGTAGAAATAGACGATATTTTCGACTGTTTCAGATACCCCCTAAGGGATATCTGAAACAGACTGAATGCTCGACTTTCCAGACACACCTTAAGTACAGAGTTAATTTTTATCCGTTTCGCATTGCCGCAAAACGCCGAGATATTAGAATAAGTGCGAAAGAAGTTGAAAAACTTCTTTCGCGCTTATTTTTTTACCCAAAAACAGCAAGGAGGGAGGACGACACCATGAAGTATAAACATTTGAGTTACAGTGACCGCCAAGAAATGGAGAAGCTCTACCTCCAAGGTTGGCACATGAACGACATTGCCGAAAAGCTGGGTGTTAGTTTGGCGACGGTCTACCACGAGCGGGCGCGAGGCGACACCGGGCAGATGGACAAGAACGGACGCGGCGGTTACAGTGCCGAACTGGCACAGAGCAAAATCTACGCCCGGCGGCAGGAGTTGCAGGAGCGGCATTAAAGGAGGAAGTCAAAAGTGGAAGTGCGGTACATTGAGATCAAGACCGGCCCGGCGGGGCAAATCATTAGAGCCTATACCCCGGAGCAGTACAAAAAGGAAATGGCCCGGCGGAAAAATGCCGCCGCCCGCGCCCGCAAGCTGACCCGCCTGCAGGAGCGTGTCGGTGCCGCGCTTGCCATGCTGGGGTTCCTTATGCTGCTGGGCGCTGGCGGTATGTGCGAGATCGGGCAGATCATCGGTTACGGCTTGGCCGGGTTGTTCCTGTTCGTTTTCGGCGTGTGGCTGGCCCACGGGTTTTACGGGCAGGCCGACAAGGCGGAGTGGCTGCGTGAATCCGTATAATGACATGACCCTTGCCGCCCGGCGGGCACGGGAAAGCCGCTGGAACGCTAAGACCTGCGCACGGGTGGTTCACCCGCGATTTGGTGAGGTGATCGTGCCGCACACCTCCAACTATGCCGCCATGCTGAACGCGGCGGAGTATTGGGGTTGTGACTGGTTGGAGATCATCGACGATGTGGAAGTTTGGGCAGTTGGGCCGGACGCTGTGCCGGTGAAAATGCCGCGCCATGAAAGGAACGGAAGATGAACAGCGCACTTTTGAGCAGCAAGAAAATGGACTACTGCACACCGCAGGGCTTTTTTGATACCCTGAACGCGGAGTTTCATTTCACCTTGGACGCGGCGGCCACGGAGAAAAGCGCAAAATGCAAGAACTTCTACACACCGGAAACCGACGGCCTAACCGCCCCGTGGAATATCGGGGGGGCATCGTATTTTGCAACCCGCCGTATGGCCGGGCGCTGGGCGCGTGGGTGCGCAAAGCCTACGAGGAGGCGCAGGCCGGAACAACGGTGGTTCTGCTGATACCGGCAAGGACAGACACGGCCTACTTCCACGACTACATATACGGGAAAGCAGAAATCCGCTTTTTGCGTGGGCGGCTGCACTTTGAGGACGAGGGTGGGAACAGATTCCCGCCCGCACCGTTTCCGTCGATGGTCGTTATCTACAACGGAGATCATCAATGCTTGAATTAAACCAGTGCTACAACATGGATTGCATGAAAGGCATGGCGCAATTCCCGGACGGGTTCTTTGATCTTGCGGTGGTTGACCCGCCGTATTTCAGCGGGCCGGAGCGCCGGGGCTATTACGGCAGCAAGGTTAGCAAGATCGGTGTGCACCGCGACTACCCGGTATCACCTGTGTGGGAGATACCGGGGCGGGCATACTTTGACGAGTTGCACCGGGTAGCCAAGCATTACATTGTGTGGGGCTGCAACTACTTCAACTATGAATTTGCGCCCGGCAGAATCGTGTGGGACAAGTGCAAGAAAGGCACCAGCTTTTCAGACTGTGAGCTGGCCGCAACTGACATATTCAACACCGTGCGCCTGTTCAGGTTCATGTGGAACGGTATGCTGCAAGGCAAGAGCATTGCCGAGGGGCATATCATGCAGGGAAACAAAAAGCTGAACGAGCAGAGAATCCACCCGACGCAAAAGCCGGTGGCGCTGTATGACTGGATTTTTCAGAACTACGCCGCGCCGGGGTGCCGGGTGCTGGACACACACTTGGGGAGCGGGAGCAGCAGAATTGCCGCTTACGAGGCCGGGGTGGATTTTATCGGGTTTGAGATCGACCCGATCTATTACGCTGCAGAGGAACAGCGCTTTTTGGACTACACCAGCCAAACAAGCCTGTTCCATCTAACATAAACACAGGAGGTCAAGACAATGGAAAGTACCAGTATTTCGGATGTACGCCGGATGTGCCAGCGCGGCGCGTTCCGGGCGTATGTACAGGGCGGCAAGGTGTTCTTGGAGGACACCGCCACCGGGCAGGTGGTGCCGCTGAACGGCGAGAGCGGCCCGGCCAACACGGAGCGCCGGGCCGTACCCCACCGGGAGGACAGGCGCGGCAGCCGCGTGGAGCGGATGTTCGGTGCCCGCGACACTTGGAAAAGCGGCGACCCGGACGCAGACCAAGGGCCGTACAGGGGCTTTTTGATTGTGCAGTGCGAGGAGTGCGGCGCGATCAAGGCGTTTTGTGCCAAGCATGAAACTTTCGGCTACAAGTGCAGCGAGTGCGGACACGAAACGCCGCTGGAAAAGCTGCGCCCGCTGTTTATGCACTGCAAGTGCGGCAAGAGTTTCAGCTACAAAACCAACCTGACCGCTGACCGGGTGACGCACACCTGCCTTGCCTGCAAAGCGCCGGTGGATTTGGAGCTGAACAGCAGAAAAACCGCCTATGTTACCGTGGGCGAAAGGAGATAAAGAAAATGGCAAAGATTCTGTGCAACTACTTTGGACTTAGCATGGCCGCCGAGGGTAAGAGCGAGTTTGTGGGCAGACAGGCCGCCGCCTTTTTGGGCTATGTGCAGCAGGACGCGGAGCGCTGCGCCGCAAATTGCGGCAGTGCCGAGGATTTGAGCGCCGCGCCGGAGGAGATCAAGCGGGAAATCCTGCGCAACGACGAGGAACTGCGCCGTAGGGAGCAGACCGCGCCGGGCGTGGAGCATGATGTGGTGGCGATCTACGACAACGCCGGTATTCCCTCCATCATGCACAGGTTCCGCCGCGTGACTAACAAGGAGCTTTTCGGCGGCAGCGACGCGGTACACCCGGCGTTCATCATCGGCGGCGAAGTGTACGACGAGATTTATATTTCTGTGTATGAAAACACCATGATTAACGGCAAGCCTTACAGCCTGCCATTGCAGGAGCCGGTCACAAATATCACGATGGAGGAGTTCGCACAGGCGTGTTTCTCCAAAGGCGAGGGCTGGCACTGCCTGACGGCGGCAGAGTGGGGCCTGCTGGCCGACACCAGTTTGAAGCTGGGCACCCTGCCCCACGGCAACACGAATTGTTCCCACTGGCACGGCGACGACAAGGAACGGGGCATTATCATTGAGGACAGCTACAAGACGCTGACCGGCAGCGGCCCAGCCATTTGGACGCACGACCACACGGACAGCGGCGTACATGATCTTTGCGGCAACATTTGGGAGTTTGCCCGTGGTGTGAGAATCCGCGACGGGGCGCTGTGGGCGGCGGAGAACAACGACGCGGCCCTGCCCGAAACGGATTTGACAGAGTGCGGCGACGGATGGAAACCGATCACAGATGCGGAGGGCCACCCGCTGTATGTTGCGGTTGAAGATAACAAGATCACCTTTAACACCTATCCGAGCATTCACCGTGACTACTGCGGCTGCGTGTGGGGGAATGTGCGGATGAACTGCGACAGTGAGCAGCTGCGGGCGCTGGCCCTGTTTGCCGGGGAGGAAAAGGCCGGGTGCTATGTGGACAGCACCGAGGGCGAATACATACTGATTCGCGGTGGCGGCTGGGGCAATGGCGGCTACGCCGGGGTGTTCAGTTCCAACCTGAACTACCCGCGCTCTAATGCCTACGGCAGCTTCGGGGGCCGTTCCGCTTATTTCAAGAAGCACTGAAACGCCGGACACTGAAACACTGACCGCCAAGCGATAGCGCGGCGGAGAAATGAGGGCACTATGGAAGTTTTGAAAGCTATTCTCGCTGCGCTGGTTGGCCTGCTGGTGATTTTTGCCTGCATTGCGTGGGCAATCGCCGCCGTGCTGGGGCCGCTGGCAATTATCAAGCTGTGTGCGCTGTGCCTGCTGGGCTGAAAGGAGCCGGGCTATGAAGTTGAGCAAGTTTGTGAAACGAGCCAAGAGCGAAAGTTACTGCGTGGTAATTCATGCGGACGACAGCGGTATTTGGCTGGGCACCCGTTTGGCGCTGTACAACGCCACGGAGTTGCCCTACATGGAGGGCAAGGAACAGGCAGGCGCGGTGCTGGACATTGACAGCAAGGCGTGGGAGAAGATGTTCTTTGACGAAAAATACACCGCACACGCCGGGGCGGACTTTGGCATGAACCTGACAGAAACAGACCCGACGGAGCAGGAGGCGCGGCGGGTGCCGCTGGAAATGTTCTACAAGGGTATGGGGCTGGTTGGCCTTATGTACGGCAATGGTGGGGAGCTGATTTTCTACGATTCCGCGCTGATCGCCCCCATTGCCGATGTGGTCAAGAACAGCGACTACATACAGACCGTTGTGCGCAAGACCGCTGGCGGTGCGCCGTATGTGGTTATCAAAGACGGGTTTGAAGTGCTGGCCGGGTTTGTGCCATTGAAGGTCATAACCAAGCAGTTCTTGGAGGATTTGAGCGAGTTTGAAAGCGCCTGCGTGAGCCAGTATATGCGGGAGCAGAAGCAGGCTTTGGACGCAGCAGACCCGGACAAGCAGGACGAGGACGCGGAGCAGATCGGAATGGAGGGCGCAGAAAGTGAAAACGAGTAGTGCGCCCGCCACCCTAAAGCCTATTCTATTCAACACAGAAATGGTGCGGGCAATCTTGGCAGGCGAAAAGACCTGCACCCGGAGAATTGCCAAGAGCGAGAAGCCGCCCTTTGTGGTGGGCGACATCCTGTATGTGCGGGAAACATGGTGTATTAACACCTTTGGAACGCACTACCGGGCGGACTGGCCGAACGGCGCTTGCCCGGAAATGGACTGCGACGACCAATGGCACCCGTCAATCCACATGGGCAAGGACATTGCGAGAATTTTTCTGCGAGTAAAAAGCGTCGAGCGCGGGCCGCTTAGAGGCATGGAGGTTGCGGACTTCCAAAAAGAGGGTGTAAAGCCACAAAACAGACCGGGCGGCTGTAAGTGTGCATGGGCACAAGAGGGCTGCATGGAAAGGCCGTGCGAAAACCGCGACGCCTATGAGTGGTGGCGCTACATGACCTCGTTTCGCAAACTGTGGGATAGCACACTACCGGCGGCCAGCGTTCGGACGCTGGGCTGGAAAGCAAACCCGGATGTGTGGGTGATCGAGTTTGAAAGAACCGAACGCCCGGCAGACATGAACCACGAAACAGAATAGGCGTTGCTGGCCGGGCGTGGAGCGGGGTTGCGCCCCGCCCGGCTGCTTGATTTTTTAGCCTTGCCGCGCTGCGGCGGGCTAAAAAAATACCGCCTTGGGCGGCTTGGGGCTGGTATATCAGCATTAAGTTAAGCACCACGGCAGAAATGCCGGGGAAAGGGGTCAAGGGGGAAACGAGGGCGGCGGGTACTGCCTGACCAACAGCAGGACGGAAAGAGAGCCGCCCGGTGTTTCCCCTTGCCTGCGGAGCAGAGTGTGGTATTCCAGCAAGAAGAAAATAATACAGGGGTGCGGGGGTGTAGCCCCCGCATGGGAAGTAACCACCTTGGGAGAGGGGCAAAAGCTGTGAAGTCGATCTATTACAGAGAGCAAAAGCACATCTGCGGCAAGAATTACGACACCGCCCCCTACATGGAGGTTGATCTATACCCTGTGACACCCAAGCAGCACAAGGCAAGCCACCGCGCCAAGCGCAAGGAGGCCAGCACCCTTGCACAGCAGACCTACAACGACAACAGGGCCAAGCGATACCATGTGCAGCTTGTCAATGCCAACTTCGGCAAGGGTGATTTTTCGTGGACAGGAACCTATGACGACGACCACCACCCGGAGCCGGGCGACACGGCCAAGGCTGACCGCGATTTGACGAACTACATAAAGCGCTTGTACCGTTGGTGCGATAAGAACGGCGTACAGCGCCCCAAGTGGGTTGCCGCCACAGAGTATTGCACCGTGCAGGAGGATGGCACAGCCTGCGGGCGGCACCACCACCACGCGATCATACAGCATACCGACGGCCTGACCCGTGATGTGCTGGAACAGCTATGGGCAGACAAGGCCGGGCAGATTGGCTTTACCCGCTGTGAATACTTGGATGTTGACCACGGCAACGTTGAAAGCCTTGTGCGGTATATCAGCAAGAACAAGCGGTGCGCCCGGAGCTGGCGGCAGAGCCGTGGCCTTGAAAAGCCGAAAACACCGCCGCCGAACGATACCAAGTGGAGCCGCAAGAAGCTGGACGAGGCAAGCACCCTGTACATCGACGATGTGGCGTACTGGGAGCGGAAATACCCCGGCTACACACTAAACCGGGTGGAAACGCGGGTAAGCAATGCCGGGTGGCGGCACACCACCGTGATTATGCGACGGGCGGAGTGTTGGCACGGCACACCGGGGCGCAAGGTTACGCCGAGAATGAACAGGTAAGAAAGGGGCACGGGTCTATGCTGTGCGTGAAAAAAGTTATCGTGATTTGCCGGGAGGTCAACAGTCAGACCGGGCAAATTGCCGTGTATGTGGTTCCGATGGAAATTGACGAACACACGGTTGTGCGTTTGAGCCTGCGGTCAATGTTCAACCCGGAATTACGCTATTTCTTCGCGTATGAAGATGTTTACCAAGAACAGAAACAGGAAATCACCGCCATGCTGAAACGCCGGAATATTACCAAGCAGGAAGTTGACAGCGTGTACGGGATTGCAGAAGTTGGGAGGCAATGACTATGGACAACAAGGAACGCTTTATTGAGATTTTCACATCGCAGATTCACAGGACGGGCGCGGCGGAACTGCTGGAATGGCTGGAAAGCACGGACTTTTTCGAGGCACCGGCCAGCACCCACTACCACGGCAGCTACACCGGCGGGCTGGTGGAACATAGCCTGAATGTGTACTATGAGCTGATCGGTGCGGGGCGGGTGCCGGGTGTGCCTACGGCGGAAACCTATGCCGTTGTGGCGCTGCTGCACGACATTTGCAAGGCGGATTTCTATGCCCAAAGCACCAAAAATCAGAAGAACAGCGACGGTGAGTGGGAAACTGTGCCCTGCTATACCGTGCGCGAAAAATTCCCGTTCGGTCACGGGGAGAAGTCTGCCTTTTTGGCGCAGCGCTTTATGCCGCTGACCGACGCCGAGGCGCTGGCTATCCGTTGGCACATGGGCGCGTATGACGACGCTGCCAAGGGCGGGAGCAAGGTGTTGTCCGCCGCTATGGCCGCAACGCCGCTTGTCTATGCACTCCATGCCGCCGATATGCGGGCCGAGCAGAAAGAGAACGCGCAGCAATGAACATGGAGTTGGACGACCTGCCCCCGCGCTACCGTGCGCAGGCAGAACAGCAGCTTGCCGCCCGGAAACGCCGCGCCGCTGACCCGCTGACCGAGGCGGTGAAGCAGGCCAAGGCAGCAGGCAGGGATTTTGATAGCCGGGGCGAGTATGAATTTTACACGGGAATCGTACTGCCAAAGATGGCGCGGGGCGAGATCGTTGAGTGTGAACAGCACCCCGCGTTCCCGCTGTTCCCGGCGGGTGAATACGGCACCATGAAACTGCGCCCCATACGCTACACGGCGGACTTTCGGCTGGAATATGCCGACGGCACCGTTGAGATCGTGGAGATCAAGAGCAAGTTTGTTCGGCGTATGCAGCGTGACTACCCTGTACGGCGGCGGGTGTTCTTGGAACAGATCGCCCGCCCGGCGGGGTGGAAATTTACCGAGATCATCACAGCAGAGGACAAAGACGACCTGAAACGCTGGCGAGAGCTGGCAAAGGAGGGCTGAACCCATGAAAAACCAAGAAAAGCGCCCGTGCCCGCTGTGTGAGCGGCACCAGCGCATGGAAACCACCAACGGTATGTTGTTTTGGGTGGAGTGGGGCGAGGACGGCAACCCGCGCCTATGCACCGATACCCTGCACGACGGCGGCGGGCTGAATGTGCTGTGCATTGATTTTTGCCCGCTTTGTGGGCGGGAAATGGAAAAACAGGAGGCTTTGGGATGAAAAGACGGCATACTACACCGCGTTATTACGCCCGGAACGCTGCCGTGCAGGCGCAGCGGCGCTTTTTGCGTACCGGCAAGACAGAGGCCGAACGGCTGGACGATCACCGGGAGGCAACGGCAAATGTGCTGGTGCTGTGCATTTTGGCGGCGATCTACGACAAATACGGAATTGGTGAAATGCGCTTGCAGCGCGTCGTGGACTGTGCCAACGAGATTTCGGCCAAGTATGCGTTGGAAAAGCAGGTGCGCGGCGAGGAACGAGCCAAAGCAACGCTGGTAGCTGCGGTGTGGTGGTTCATGCCGTCGTTTCTGCTGCCTGCGCTGTCTGCCCCCAAGACGGAGCGGGAGGCCGTGCAGTTGGCCGCCCGGCGCGAGGCGGCGGACACGGTTATGAAAATCTATGTGCAGGCTATGCACAAGGCGCTGGGCTTTGGCGCTGACCGCGTAGCTGTGGTGGCAGCCGAAACCGAGGGCAATTTCCGCCAGTTTGGAGAGTGTACCAAGGACGGCGAGTATTACGGGTACGCGGTGCTGGCGCGGAAAATCGGGCAGATCATTCACGACACGGTGGAGGTGGACACCAGCGGAGCAACGGAGCCAGTTTTCGGAAAGACGCTGTTCTGATTTACAGACAATGGAGGTGCTGGGTATGCGGAGCGAAACGGTAAAGCATATCGTCAAATATTACGGGGGAATCCCGGAGGCTATCAAGCTGCTTAAACGGGAGCGTGACGCGCTGGAAGATGAATACAACGGCTTGGGCGGCCTTGCTATGGACGGTATGCCGCATAGTTCGGCACCCGGCAACCCCACCGAGGCGCTGGCCGTGCGCGTGATCGAAAACGGCGTGAAAAACCGCTTGCAGGAAATCGGCGTACAGGTGGCGGTCTTAGAGGGCGACGCGGCCAACATCCGGGGCGCACTGGATGCGGTGAACGGTAAGTACAAGTCGGTCATAATCATGCGGCTGATTCGTGGGTACAGTTGGACAAAAATTTCCGGCAAGCTGGGTGTGCCGGACAGCACGGCGCGGAATTGGCACGGCAGAGCTGTGGAACGGCTGGGCGAGGTGCTGGAAGAAGTGCCGATGGTGGACGAATTGGCCGAGCGGGCCACGCGCGCGCGTACATAATATGCGCCGGGGAAAATCCCGTAAAATCGCCCCTGCCCCGGCGGGATTTTTTGCGTGTAAAAACCTCTCTTTTGGAGCGGGAAACACGGCGGGAAAACTGGCCGAAAAAGTGTTTTGGTCAAAAGATTTCACCCGGCGGGCGGAACATTTTCCACTGATCGGGAAAAGCCGCTGGAAAAACAATTTGCGAATAGGAGGAATAAGGCGTGAAAGCGGAGCGGGATTTTAAGCTGGTTTGCACCGGCGGGCCGTATGGCGACTGCTGCTGTTCGTATGCTGTGGAGCTGCGCGGAGAATGGACGGTACAGGAGCTTGTAAAAGCCGTTTTGGAAAGAAACCCATGCGAATGGGGCTTTTTCTACATCCAAAGGGCCTGGCAAAAGTGGTACGAGGCGCAGGTGAAGATTGAGTATCAATACGGAAACCTGAAAAGCACTGTGCCGGAGAAAATCGCCCGCAAGAAAATCAAGCGTGTACACAGCAACGGCGGGTGGTCGTTGATGGACTACTGGATAGAAACATAAAGGCCCGGCGGGTAGCCGGGTAAAGGAGGCGCGTTTTTGTGAAAAGGCTTGTAAGCCGGGTGCTTGCCCGGCGTGTTGTGGCAGAAGTTGAACAGATATGCGGCTTGAAAATGCCGTTGGAGAGTACAAGGCAGCTTGTGGAGCAACAGAACTGGCGAAAAATCGCGTATATTACGGCAGACTGTTTTGTGGTGCGCCCGCTGCGGCGCTGGCTGAAACGGAGGCATGAAAAGTGAAACTGTGTGACAGGTGCAGGGTGCCCGGTTGCCTGCTGGACTATGGCGGCAAGGCTTGCCAAGAGGCACGAAAGAAGTATTGCCCGGATGTGGTTTTTACCCATGCGGACAAAATTAGAGAAATGGACGACGAGGCGCTGGCATTTATCATCATGTGCCCGCGTGACGACGGCAATAAATGCAAAAACTGCGGCGATGTGATAACCTGCATAGCGTGCTGCTTGGATTGGCTGCGGGAATCGGCGGAGGGGTAAGCATGGCGCAGATCGTGACGGCGCAGTTTGTGGGGCAGACCTCTTGCGGGTTTGTTCGTGAGAAATACTATGAAATCGAGATCAGCGCCGGGCGGAGCGGGTGTTTGTGTGTGCGGGATGTGCAGGGGCAAGGCTTTTGCCCGTATTCCACGCTGGCCGCCCTGCGGAAAAACTGGAAGATCATCAACAACGAAAAAACGCCCGGCGGTGAACCGGGAAGAAATGAGGCAGGATATGAACGAGGATATTTTGACCCACGGTGAAACCATGAGCGAGGAGCAGCTTTTGGAGGGGTTGCGTAAAACCCCCGAACTGAAACGGCGCTTGGTCATGCGCGTGGCGGCGGATTTGCTGGAAAGCGAGGCGTTTTTGGAGGCGTACCCGCATTTGGAAACCGAGGAACAAATAAAAACGGCGCTTACCCGGCTCTTGCACAAAAACAGGGTAAGCACCGCTGATGGGCGGCGTATTGCCGCAGAACTGGCGGGAAGTTACGAGGGAATGTATTCCCATTCGGACAGATCGGAGGGGCCAGCGTCGGGGCATGAATCCCATTCGTCACAGCCTGTTACATGACAAAAAACATTGTCGGCTTCTGCCTGCGGCGTGTCGCAAGCCTCCCAAACTGTTTCGTTATGGCACAGGCCGAAAGTGCCGTCAGGCTGGCGCACGATCTTCAAAATGCCAACTGGTGAGCGATAAATCCACATAATAGCTAAACCTCCAAAATTGTTTTGTGCAATGCCTATAATACAGCGATTTTAGGCAAAAAACAACAGGAAAACACCCCCGGCGGGCCGTGTGGCCTTGGCTGGGGGTGTTGCTGTTTGCGCAGGTTTTGTGATCGTGGCGGGCAGTTTTGTGTCCGGGGCGGGGTTATTTGTGATCGTCGGGGCTTGTTTCGTGATCGGCGGGCGGGTTGCCGGTCAAGGACGGCGGCAGGCCGTTTTCATCCAGCGGGCCGGTGTATTCTGTGAGGTCAATCAAGGTAACTTCCGGCGGCGGGGGTATGAGCTTATAATACTTGCCGTTTTCGTAGTGCAGATCGGTCACGCCGTCATACCACGCAATATCCCCGTGTTGGGCTTGGGCGGCCTCCATGCTTTGCTGTGCCTGCGCTTCGGTCAGGCCGTCGAACAGCAGGCGGGCACCGTCGGCAAACTGGGCCACAAGGCGGTACGGCGGATAAACGGCCATGTTTTCGTTGTTCATGCGTTGCACCCTTTCGTTTTGTATTTTGCGTTGGGTCTATTATACCACGCAATGCCCCGGCGGTGAACCGGGGCGGCGCGGCGTTTTGTGTTTTGGGGTTGTTATCCGGGGCACAATTTACAGGCCAAGCACCCGGCGGGCGGCGTATTCGGCATTTTGTGTTAGCTGGCGCTGCCATGCTTTGTTGCGGGGCGACCAGCGGAAACCGTTGGATTTGAGCGCGTCGCGGGTGTCTGCGTCGGGGATTTCGTCAAACAGGATTTGCAGGCGGTTTTCTTCGGCGTTGCGCACGATCTCGCCGCCGTCAAATTTCGTGGTGTTGTCGGGCTGCTGGGCGGCGGCTTGCAGTTTGTCCAGATCGGCAAGGCGGGCTTGTACGCGCTTGATCTTGCCGCGCAGGCTGGACAGCTCAAAATCCCCGTAGGGCTTGCCGTACAGTTTGATGGAAAAGGCTTCGGGGTCGGTGATCGCGTCGGCCTGTTCGTCGGTCAGGCTGGCATAGCCGCGCAGGGTTTTGTGCTTGCGGTAGTAGGCATTGGCGGCCTTGCAATAATCAAGGGCGTTTTGTTCCTGCTGCAGGCGGTCTTGGAGCAGTTCGCGGGCGTGGGGGTCGGTCAGGTCTACCGCGCCGGTGCCCACGCTGCGGATTTTGTCAAGGATAGTGTCAATCTCCTTGTACTCCTGCCAAAGAGATTCGCGGCGGGCGTTCTGCTTTTGCTTTTTGTGTACCGGGAAGTTGCTGCCGCCGCAAACGAGGATGGAGGGGCAGGCCGATTCGTTGCGGTAATAGGCGTTGTAGTAGTCGGCAAGGCGGCGGGCATAGCGGTCAAGCAGGGCGTCCAGTTTGTCGTGATAGTAGGGGCTGATCTTGGCTTTTCGTGCCTGTACCAGCGCGGCGGCCTTGTCCACGGCGGCGCGGTATTCTTCCGTAGCGCTGCCGGGGCGGTAGTCGCTCATAGAATTAACATCGTTCGCACGGCGGGCGGTTTGTTCGTTGATTTCGTAGTATTGCATTTTGTGTACCTCCTGTTTTGTGTTTTGGGTAATGGGGACGGGCCGTTTTACAACTGACCCGGCGCGGCGTTGTGCCGCTGGGGGCTGCCGTGTGGTCTTATGCCCGGCGGCGGTGCCCATTGCGCAGGGCTGGCGGGGCTTGTTTTTGTGGTGATAAGCTGCCCGTAAACCGTGCCGGGGCCGCCCGGCGGCGGGTACAATCTGTTTTGTGGGGAGGTGTACCGGCTCCCGTTGGACTTATGCCGGCACCCCGGCGGGCTGGCGGCCATTGTTGGCGATGGGTGCGCGTTGAAAAATTGTGCCGGGCTTGTGATCGTGTTTGTTACCCATGAGCGCCCACCCCTTGCAGGGTGGCCGGGCTTGCACCGGCGGCGCGGGTGGCGTCGGCCTTGCGGGTCAATCAAGGCAGGTTTCGTGCTTGATTTTGTACTGCGCTTTGATCTTGTCATAGGCGCGGAGCGTGACCATGTAGGTGCTGTGTTCTGCGTCGTAGGTAATGCCGCGCCCGTGGAGCGGGGGCAGGCCGTCGCGCAGGGGGCGCAGAAAGTAGTGCTTGCCATAGTAGGCAAGATCGGCGGAGTAGTCGCAGCCCGTGGGGGCCTGCTGCATTTCGTAGCAGTAGGAATACTCGCCGGGGGCGGTGGCCTGTACGGCGGGGGCCTTGGCGGCCTCCAATGCGTCATAATCGGGGGCGTAGCCGTAAACCTCGCCGGTGCTGGGGTCGTAGCGGGAAACGGAAAAATCCGGGATGAAAAGCGCCGTGTTTGCGCCGATCTGCTGGGAGTAGCCACCGGGAACCGGGGCAAAGGTGCCGGGAATTTTGCGTTCTGTTGCTGCCATTGTGAAAGCCTCCTGTTTTGTGCTGTGTTTTGTGTGGGCGGTTTTGTGTACCCATGAGCGCCCGCCCCATGTGGGGCGGCTGGGCTTGCACCAGCGGCGGCGGGAGCCGTCGGCCTTGCGGGTTGTGTGGGTCAGTCAGAGATACAAAGCATATAGCCGCGCTTGGCGCAGATGATCGAAAGCCGGTTAAACTCCATGTAGCGGCGGAGGGTGTCAGGGTTGCGGGTGTCGGCCAGTTCTGCCCGGTGGCGCTGCATATAGCGGCGCTGCGTGGCAAGCTCTTTTTGTGCTTGACGGTCAGACAGACGGAAAAGCGTGTAAGTGGTCATAGTGTGCGGCCTCCTGTTTTGTGTTGTGTGTGGGTGATCTTGTACCCATGAGCGCCCGCCCCGTGTGGGGGCGGCTGGGCTTGCACCAGCGGCGCGTTGTGCGTCGGCCTTGCGGGTTGTGTGGGTTAGAACATGGAAATTTGCTCACATTCTGCGGCGGGCTGTGCCGGGGCGGGAGCTGCGGCGGCCTGCTGTGCCGCCTTGCGGGCCTTGCGTTCGTCGGCCAGCTTTTTGTTATAGGCGGCGATCTCCTCCGGGGTCTTGGCCTTGGGGGCGTCGTCCTGCCCGGCGGGCTTGACCTGATCGCGGGTGAACAAGTGCGCCTTGGCCATGTAATAATGCGGGTCGGGGGCGTCGGCGTCGGGGCCGTTCTGCCCGGCTTTGGCGGCCTCTGCGCGGGCGGCCTTGGCGGCCTTGCCGGGGCGCTCGGTGTACTTCCACAGATCGCAGGTAATGGCGGCGTGTTCGCCACGCTTGACGGAGTAGCCCGCCTTTTTCCACTCTGCAAAGGTGTGAATGGGCAAGCAGCCCTTGGCGGCCACGATGGCCTGCGCCTCTGCCTTGGTGTAAATGCCGTGTGCGATTGCCTGATTGATGATGATCTCGTTGTTAGTCATGGTGAAAACCTCCAAAATATTTTTTATTAGATCGGCCCGGCGGGCTTGCAGCGGGCCGGATGTTTTGATAAAATGGGGGTAGCCGCTGACAGGAGCGGCCACCCTTGCGAGGGGTGAAAAGGGTTCAGCGCTTTTGCCGGGGCTGAACCCCTTTTTTATTTCCCTGCGCTTGTGGTGGGCGGTGTCGTGCCTGCAATGTATTTCAGGCAGTCAAGCACCTGCGCCGGTGTCATGCCTTGCGCCCGGAGCCAATCGGCCAGCCGGTCAAGCTCTTTTGCTGTCGTGTCGTTCATGGTGTCCTTTCTCCTCCTGTCCGGGTATTCAGTTTGTGGAACTGTTGCGTTCCGCTTGCTGTGCCCATATCGTAGCACTGTTGCGTTCGATTTGTCAACCCCTATTTTCGCATTTCGGCAGTCTGCACAAAAACTGTTGCGTTCCATTGTGCAAATTGAACTGTTGCGTTCCGGCGCGATTTTATATATAATAAATACAAACCTACAAGGGGGGGATAAAATGCCAGTATCAGAGAAAAAACGAAAGAGCTTAGACGCATACAATGCAACCTGCGACTATATCAGCATACGCCCCAAAAAAGATAAGGGCGAACAGATCAGGCAGGCGGCCAAGCTGGCCGGGCAAAGTCTGCAAGGGTACATCTTGCAGGCCTGCGCCGAACGCATGGAGCGCGACGGCCTGCCCATCGACCAGCCCGCCGCCGATGAAGAAAAATAAAACAGATCAGCACAAAAGCCCTTGCAAGCTCACCGCCTGCAAGGGCTTTTCTTTTTCCCACTATCTACACCAGCCCACCAGCCAGCAGGCCGCCCACCACCAGCAGCACCGGGCAGCAGCTCACCAGCCAGCACCACACAACCGCCACACCAGCACCAGCCCCAACACCACCAGCCAGCACACCGCCCACACCCAAACACACCACACCCGGCGGAACACCAGCGGCCAACGCCGCCGCCCGGCAGGACGCCGCGCCGACGATCACCAGCGGAACGCCCGCCCGCGCCGCCTGCGCAGTTACTAAACGCCCGCGCACTATACCGCCCGCGCACTATACCGCCCGCGCGGTAATTACTAAACGCGCCTGTACGCACCCGCGCCCGCCCGTGCGCGGTAGGTACTGCGCGCGCGTACATTTAGCTTTGCGGGTTCGAGAGCGCAAAAGTTGGGTAGGTATGAGGGTGTTTTTTCACTTCCCCTTGGGCCGGACGGAAAAAGTAAGGGGGGTCAAAAAAATAAAAATGGGCAAAAAAATAAAGGCAAGCACAGGTTTGTGCAAGCCTTTTTCAATCCTGCATATCGCCGGTGAGCCATTCAATGGTCACGCCGAGAACGCGGGCAAATATGACAAGTTCATAATCAGTTACAAAGCGCAAGCCGGTTTCTATGCGGCTGATCGCCTCGCGCCATATGCCAAGACCGGCCACTTGGAGCTTGGCGGCAAGTGCGTCTTGCGAGAGGCGCTGCGCGGTGCGGGCTTGGTGGATTCTATCGCCGGAGATATTGGCCTTGCCCTCGTATGTGTAAATCTTCAAACCTTTTCACCTCGCTTTACTTGACAATAGCATTTTTTACGCTTAATCTTGTAATAAAGATTTACAAAACATAAAAAAGCATAGAAAAAAGTAAAAATGATTTACAGATGAAGCGGAGGCCGGGCAATATGAGAAAGCAGCAGGAACGGAGAAGCGGGCGGCAATGGCTGGTTGCGGTGCTGGCGGTGGTGCTGGGGTTGACGGTGGCCGGGTGCAGTGCGAGTGCGGCCAGCAGCCACGAACACGAATGGGAGGCGGCGACATGTGAAACGCCGCGCGTGTGCAAGACCTGCGGTGAAACGGACGGCGAACCGTTGGGCCATACTTGGCAGGAGGCCACCTGCCTTGCCCCAAAGACCTGTACCGTGTGCGGAAAAACGGAGGGGCGGAAATCGGAAGATCATGTGTGGGGTGAGGCTACCTGCACGGAGCGGGAAAAGTGTGTGCTTTGCGGCAGGGAAAATTTGCACAGCGAACCGCTGGGGCATGACTGGATTGCACCGACATTGGAGGCACCATACACCTGCGCCCGGTGCGGTGAACAGCAGGGAGAGCCGCTGCAACTAAGCTCGTTTAACCGTGGACACAACGGCAAGTGGGAGGCGCACCCGACAAAGGAGCAGTATGTTGGCATGAGCGGCTATGTTGCAGTTACGCACCGTTCTTACCTGTACCCAACGAATAACAGCCCTTATGAAAACAACTGGTACACTGAACCTTGGTATGCAACGACCTATGAGAAAGACAAGCAGTTTTTTAACCCGGTTGGAACGGTGGAACATAAAACGCCGGTCACTGTGATCGGGCAGGAGTTGACGGACTGGCAAAGTGGAGTTTGTTGCTATTACGGCTTCCTTTTGGTGGAGCGGGTGGACAATGGAGATCAGTTTTATATTTCCGTGACGGACTTTGTAACTGAACCGTATTGGGAAACAACGAATGCAAACGATATTGGCTATACAAACCCGTGCCTTGCTGTGTACCACCAGTGCAGCGACTATTACCCGACAGACCGCAATGGGAGAAAATACGATATAGCGGATGGCGAAGTGGTGTTGATACTTGAACCGGGAAAGACGGGAGAAAACGCCGCCCCGGTAGATGTGGCCGGGAGAAGCGGCAGAGGGTCATTCCAAGCGGAGGATTTGACGGTGATCTACTAAGAACCCGGCACAGAAAAAATATTTTTTGAAAGTTAGCAACTTTGACAGGTTTTGTGTGGTATATTGATAGCATGAAAATATAAAGGCTCGCGGCGGGAACGCTGCGGGCTTTTTGTTTTGGGCCTGCCCGGTGAGGGCGGGCTTTACTTTTTGGAGGTGTAGAATGCCGAAGCGGAGCGAGAAGCGCGACACCGCCAAGGCTGAATATATCGCCAAGAAGAAAAAGGGCGAGGAAGTAAGCCTGCGGGCGCTGGCCGGGGAGCTTGGTGTGAGTTACCAAACCCTGCGCAACTGGAAAGCGGCGGACAAGTGGGAAGAAGCGTTACCCAAGAAAAAGCGCGGCGGGCAGCCGGGCAACCAAAACAGCAAGGGCAAGCGCAACGCGGCGGGCAGCCACGACGGTGCGCCGCCCGGCAATAAGAACGCAGAGAAAGACGGAGCGTACAGCACCGTCTTTTTTGATATGCTTTCTGCCGAGGAATTGAAGATCGCCGAGAGTGCGCCGATGGGCGGGCGTGAGGCGCTGGAACATGAAATGAAGATTTTGAAGTTCCGCGAACACAAGATACTGGCAAAGATTGCCGAGTATGAGAGCCAGCCGGAGGACGCGCTGTTTGTGAGCAGCCTTTTGGATATGCGCACCCCCGGCGGGCGGGGCAAGGACAAAAAAGACGGTGCCAACCAAACCATGGGTATGTACAGCAAAGACAGTGCCTTTAGCCGGGTGCTGAAATTGCAGGAGGCGCTTTACAAGGTGCAGGGACGCATTGCCAAGATTGCGGACAGCCTGCGGGTCTTGGAGGAGAGCGACAGGCGCATGGAGTTGGAAAAGCAGCGGCTTGAAATTTTGCGCATGAGAGCCACCGGCGCGGTGGATGTGCCCGACCCCGACGGGACGGCGGCAGATGATCTTGACGCGCCATTGGAGGAGGACACGGAGGAATGACACTGTACACCAGCAAGGTTATTGCCCAGTGGTTATGCCTGACCGAACGCCGGGTGCGGCAGTTACGCGACGAGGGCGTGATCGTGGAGGCAAGGCCGGGGCTGTATGAGCTGCAACCCACCGTGGCCCGGTACATCAAGTATTTGGGTGGAGCAGGAAAAGAGAGCCTGAACACCGAGCGCATGAAACTGACCGCCGAAAAGCGGAAAGCGGCGGAAATGGACAACGACCTGCGCCGGGGCGATTTGCACAGTACGCAGGATATTGAAAAGGGCATACAGACCATGTGCCTGAATATCCGCAGCCGGTTTTTGGCTATGCCTGCCAAACTATCGCCTACGCTGGCGGCTATGGACGGAAACCAAGCCGCTATTTTTGACGAAATGAAAAAGGCCATCGACGAAACGCTGGAAGAATTGAGCGACTACCGCGTGGCCTTTGCCGTGGAGGACACCGCCGATGAAAGGACAGAAGAAAAATAAAGACCCCTGCGCGGGGTGCGTGTGGAGGATTTGGACGGGTGACGAAAGAAACCTGTGCTTTTTCCCGGATTGCAGGCGAAAGGAGTACGACAGACTGTGGGGTAGCAAAAAAGCAAAAGCTGCTGGAAATACCGCAGGCGACAATGGAAATGCTGGCGCGGTGTGTGGCGACGCTGAAACCGCCCCCGGAACTGACACTATCCCAATGGGCTGACCGCTACCGTATGTTGAGCGCGGAGAGCAGCGCCGAGCCGGGGCGGTGGCACACCGACAAGGCACCGTACCAGCGGGAGATCATGGACGCCATAGGCGACCCACACATACGGCGGGTGGTTATTATGTGCGCGGCGCAGTTGGGCAAGACCGAACTGCTGTTGAATATCCTTGGCTATTTTATGGCATACGCCCCCGCGCCCATCTTGGTTATGCAGCCGACCTTGGACATGGGGCAGACATTCAGCAAAGACCGCTTGGCCCCGATGATACGCGACACGCCGGTGCTGCGCGGGCTGGTGGATGTGAAAAGCCGATACGCCGGGAACACGATCTTGAAAAAGAATTTCCCCGGCGGGCATATCACCATAGTAGGCGCGAACAGCGCCACCGGCCTTGCCAGCCGCCCTATTAAAGTGCTGCTGGCCGACGAGGTAGACCGCTACCCCGGCAGCGCCGGAACCGAGGGCGACCCGTTGAGCCTTGCCCAAAAGCGCCAAACAACATTTTGGGATAAGAAAACGGTTATGGTATCGACCCCGGTTATCAAGGGGCACAGCCGCATTGAAACCGAGTACAACCAATCCACCCGCGAGGAATGGAATGTGCCGTGCCCGGAGTGCGGGCATTACCAGCCCTTTGTGTGGGCAAACCTGATCTTTGACCCGGACGACCTGCAAAAAGAGATCGTTTACAAATGCGAACGCTGCGGGTGCGTGGCGAACGAATACCGCTGGAAACAGCAGAGCCAGCAGGGCCGCTTTGTGCCGGAAAACCCCGGCGCGGAAACGCGGGGGTTCCACCTGAACACGCTTGCCTCCACCTTTTGCGGGTGGAAAGAGATCGTGCAGAAATTCATAGTGGCGAAAGAACAGCTTGACCAAGGAAACCCGGAGGGCATGAAGGTTTGGGTAAATACCGAGCTGGGCGAAACTTGGGAGGAACGGGGCGAACAGGTGGAGGACACCGAACTGTTCAACCGCCGCGAGATTTACGACGCGGTGGTGCCCGAAGAAGTGCTTGTGCTTACCGCCGGTGTGGATGTGCAGGATGACCGTTTTGAGGTTGAGATCGTGGGCTGGGGCGTTGGCAAGGAAAGCTGGGGAATCCGATACCAAAAGATTTACGGCGATATGCTGAAAGAACAGGTATGGGAGGACTTGGATGCCTTTTTGCAAACTATGTGGTGCAAAAAGGACGGAACCGCGCTGCGCATTATAAGCTGCTGCATTGACAGCGGCGGCCACCACACCGACCAAGTGTACCGCTTTACCAAAGAGCGGTACGAGCGCGGCGTGTGGGCGATCAAGGGCAAGGGCGGTGCCGAGGTGCCCTACATCCGCAACCCCACCACCAACAACCGTGTGAAAACGCCGCTGTTCATCATTGGCGTGGACGCGGGCAAGGCGCTGTTATACCAGCGGTTGCGCCACAACACCAAGGGGCCGAACTACTGCCACTTCCCCGCGAACGAAGAAGCCGGGTACGATGAAACCTACTTTAAGGGCCTGACCAGTGAGAAGATGGTGGTGCGGTTCCGCAAGGGGCGCAGCGTTACCGTGTGGGAGCTGAAAGACAGCAAGTACAAGCGCAACGAACCGCTTGACCTGCGCAACTATGCCACCGCCGCTTTAGAGATTGCCAACCCCGTGCTGGCAAAGCCGGAGCCGGGCATGACGCAAAGACCCCGGCGGGCAGGCCGCCGCCGCATTACAGGAGGTATTTAATGGCTATTTTTTCAAAAGAAATGTGCCGACAGAAATTGAATACATGGCTTGCGGCGGAGGAAAGTGTAGCCACCGGGCAAAGCTACCAGATCGGCACAAGAATGTTGACGCGGGCAGACCTGAAACAAATCCGCGAGGAAATGGAATATTGGGCACAAAAATTATCCGAGGCGGAGGCCGAGGAAAAGAGCGGTGGGCGCAACCGCCTGTACCACTTTGTTGCCCGTGATGTGTGAGGGAGGGCGACACCGTGAATGTATTTGACAGAGCCGTGGCAGCCGTGGCCCCGGTACACGCCGCCAAGCGGGCAGCCGCCCGCGCCGCGCTGAAAATCATTGACAGCGGGTACGGCAACTACGGGGCAAACCTGACCAAGAAATCCTTGCGCGGGTGGGAGTTTTACGGCGGCAGCGCCAAGGAAGATATTGAGGACAATATCGACATACTGCGCCAGCGCAGCCGCGACGCCTACATGGGAATCCCCACGGCCAGCGCCGCGCTGAAAACCATGCGCACGAATGTGATTGCAGGCGGACTTATGCCCGCGCCGCAGATCGACGCGGAGTTTTTGGGGCTGACCCCGGAGGACGCCGAAAAGCTGCAAGCGCAGATCGTGCGAGAGTTTGCCCTTTGGGCGGACACGCCGGTGTGCGACGCTGACCGGGTGGACAACTTTTACAAACTGCAACAGCTAACCTTTTTGAGCTATGCCATGAATGGTGACGCCATTGTGCTGCTGCCCACCAAGGAGCAGACCGGGCAGCCGTACAGCCTACGGGTGAGGCTGGTGGAGGCTGACCGGGTTTGCAGCCCGGACGGCTTTGACCGGCTGGTGCCCTGCACGGTGCAGGGCCATGATGTGCATTGCATTGTGCAGGGCGTGGAAACGGACGCCGACGGCATGGTGATAGCCTACTGGGTATGTGACCGCCACCCGCTGGCAAGCAACGCCTACACCAGCGGCGGGCCGCACTGGACGCGGGTTGAAGCCTACACCAAGACCACCGGGCGGCGGAATGTACTCCATGTGATGAACCGGGAGCGGGCCGGACAGCGGCGCGGTGTGCCCATGCTGGCCCCGGTGCTGGAAGCCCTGAAACAGTTGGGCCGCTACACGGACGCCGAAATCACGGCAGCGGTGCTTAGTGCCATGTTTACCGTGTTTGTGAAGCAGAGCGTGGCAAGCGATGCCCGCCCGTTTGGTGAAATGCTGCCGCCGGATATGCTGATCGATGCGCAAGACCAAAGCAGCATTGAACTTGGCCCCGGCGCTATTTTGAGCTTGAACCCCGGCGAGGATGTGCAGTTTGCAGACCCCAAGCACCCGAACACCGGGTATGACGCCTTTACCAATGCGCTGATACGGCAGATCGGCGCGGCGCTGGAAATCCCGCCGGAGGTACTGTTTAAGCAGTTTACGACGAGTTACAGCGCGGCGCGTGGTGCGCTGAACGAGTTTTGGCGCACTTGCAGTATGCAGCGCGATTGGTTCACCGATGATTTTTGCCAGCCCATCTACGAGGAATGGTTTGCCGAGGCAGTGGCGCGGGGCCGCATTGCAGCACCGGGCTTTTTTGCTGACCCGGCAATCCGCAAGGCATACACCGCCTGCGCGTGGAACGGCCCGGCCCGTACCAACCTGAACCCCGTGCAGGAGGTGGACGCCGCTGTGAAGCGTGTGGACGCCGGATTCAGCACGGCGCAGGAGGAAACCGCCACCATGACCGGCGGCGACTACAGCCGCAATATCCGCCAGCGCGTGATCGAAGCCAAGCGCAAGCGGGAGGTTGACGAGATCACAAACCCGCAGGCCAAGCCGCCCGGCGGGCAAGAGGAGGAATGACAATGCCTAAGAAGTTTTGGCAGTTTAGAAACCAAGCGGCGGACAGCGCGGAGCTGCTGCTGTACGGTGATATTTCGGACAGCAGTTGGTGGGGCGACGAAGTGACCCCCAAGACCTTTGCCGACGATTTGAACGCACTGGGAGCAATTACGAACCTGACGGTGCGTATCAATTCCGGCGGCGGTGATGTGTTTGCCGCACAGGCCATTGGCAATTTGCTGGAACAGCACACCGCGCAGGTGACGGCCCGCATTGACGGGCTGTGTGCCAGCGCCGCCACGATCATTGCCTGCCACTGTGACAAGGTGGTGGCCGCCAATGACAGCACCTACATGATACACCCGGTACGCATGGGCATTTTTGATTTTGCCGACGCCGTGACCTTGCAGCAGTACATTGGTGCGCTGAACACCATACGAGAAAACATCCTGAACCTGTACACCAAAAAGACGGGCCGGGAAAAGGACGAGGTGGCCGCATGGATGGACGCTACAAGCTGGTGGACGGGCGAGGAGGCCAAGGCAAACGGCTTTGTGGACGAACTGGTGGACGACGGCGAAGAAACCGTTGTGGAGAACCGGGGCGGCCTGCTGTTTGTGAACAGCGTAAACATGAACCTGCCTTTTGATAAGGCACCCAAATTTGTACAGAACAGCGTGGCAGCAGCCCCCGCCGCCAGCGGTTTTGTAAATACACCGACCCCGGCGGAGCAGCCGGAAAACAACAGCCATAAGGAGGACACGAACATGGCAAACGAGATCAAGACCGTGGACGAGCTGCGCGGTGCTTACCCCGCGCTGGTTGACCAGATCGAACAGGCGGCGGCGCTGCGGGCTACCAATGCGGAGCGGCAGCGTATCCGCGACATTGAGGAAATGGCCCTGCCCGGCAGTGAGCAGATCACCAACGAGGCAAAGTACGATAAGCCCATGAGCGCCAGCGACTACGCCAAGGCCGCCATGAAGAACGCCAAGGAGCAGGGCGCGGCTTGGCTGAACACCATGCAGCAGGGCGCAAACGCCAGCGGCGTGAACAGCGTTGGCAGTGCCCCCGCCCCCACAGGCGGTGAGAAGCCCGACGAGTTCATGGACGCGATCAAGGGCCTTGGCAAGAAGCAGTAAGGGAGGATAAGACTATGAGCATGGATTTGGCGAAAAAGACCTATTCCACCACGCCCGACTATTTTATTGCGGGCACCACGGTGGGCATTGTGACCGCCGCCAAGGAGGCCAGCGCTGCGATTGCCGCGCATAACCTTGTGCTGCTGGACGGTGGCAAAGTAAAGCCCCTTGCCGCCGTGGATGGCAGCAACGCACTGAATGTGACCGGCCTGTACGGCATTGCCGCCGAGGACGCCGCCAGCGGCGAGGACGCGGTGATTTACCTGACGGGTGAGTTTTTCGCGGAGGGGCTGGCCCTGCCTGACGGCGTTACCGCCGCCGACATTGAAGTTGCCCTGCGCAACATCGGTATCTTTTTGAAGTAAGGAGGAGCAACCAACATGGCAAACGAAGTAAATATTTATACCCCGCGCTACCTTGCGGAGGTCGTAAGACAGGCACCGCCTGTGCATACCTTTTTCCGTGATACCTTTTTCACCAATGTGCAGCACTCCCCGACGGAAAGTGTGGACATTGACATTGTGAAGGGCAACCGCCGCATGGCGGCCTTTGTCCACCCGCGCATTGGCGGCGAGGTGCTGAAATCCGACGGCTACAAGACCGAGAGCTACAAGCCCCCGCTGGTGAACCCTTACGATGAAACCACGGCAGACCGCTACATGACCCGTATGCCCGGCGAAGATCTGTACAGCGGCATGACCCCCGCGCAGAGAGCCGCCAAGAAGCTGATGGGCGAGTACGCCAGCCTGAACGACGCCACCACCCGCCGCGAGGAGTGGATGGCTGTGCAGGCCATTGTGACCGGGCAGATTCCCATTGTTGGCAAGGGCGTGAACGAGATCATCGACTTTGGCTTTACCAACACCGAAACCCTGACCGGCACCGCCCAGTGGGGCAAGAGCGCCGCCAAGATCAGCGACAACTTGGAGGACTGGGCCGACAAGGTGCTGACCAACGGCTTTGCCAATGTGGACATGGCAATCATGGGCAAAACCGCGCTGCGCAATTTCCTTGCGGACGAGAAGATCAGCAAAATGCTGGACAACCGCCGCGTGGAAATGGGCCTTATCCACCCGCGCGACCTGCCCAACGGCGTGAAGTATGTGGGCCATCTGAACAGCCCCGACATCGACATTTACAGCTACTCCGAGGTGTACTTGGACGACTGGACGAACCCCGAAGCACCGGCAACACTGCCCCTTATGCCGGAGAACAAGGTTGTGCTGATCGCCAGCCACCCCGACTACATGATGGCCTACGGCGCCTGCACCTATGTTGAGGATAGCACCCAGCAGTGGATGACCGCACAGACTGACCGCCTGCTGCGCAGCTATGTGGCGCACCATCCTGACCGCCGTATGCTGGAACTGCAGGCCCACCCGCTGCCCATCCCTGACAAGGCGGACAGTTGGTTTGTTGCCACCGTCTGTTGATATGCACCCCCTGCCCGGTGACGGGCGGGGGCTTTTTACTGTGGAGGTGAGAGCGTGGCACTGTTTGAACTAAAGCAGGACACCGGGAGCGGGGCGGCAGCACCGTGGGCACCGCCCACATTCAAGGACTGTGTGGCGGCGGATATTGACGCGGCCTTTTTTGAGGAAAACGAACACGCAGACCGCCACACCGTTGACGGTAAAGATGTGCTGATCGTTTTAGAGGACGACGATTTGCGCGAACATTCGGCGCACTGGGAGGCCGGGGCAAAGCAGAACTTTGACACCGGCCTGTACACGGCGCACACCATCCTGTATATCCGGGTGGAGGACTACGGGCCGAAGCCAAAGATCGGAAAGCAGCTGGTGCTTGACAAGGGCACCAAGAGCCAGCGCACCTACACGATCAACCTTTGCCAAGAGGAAAGCGGCGTGTACCGTATGACGATGGAGAGGACACGGCAGTGAGCAATGTTACTTACAGCGCCGGAAACCTGACCATTACCGTTGCGGGGCTGGACACGGTAGAGCAGGCGCTTGGCGACCTGAAACGCAAGACCCCGGCGGCGGCCAAAGTGGCGATCAACGCCACGGCGCGGCAGGCGCGAAAGCTGATGGTTGCCAAGGCAAAGACCCGTTACGCCGTGAACGCCGCAGGCAGGCGGCACCTGAAAGACCTTGTGCAGCGCAAGAAAGCCAGCAACAGCAGTTTGATGGCGGAGCTGCACATTGCCAAAATGCGCAACGACCTTGGCTATTTTAAGACCAGCCCAGCGGTGCCGACGCACTTTACCGGAATGGACTTTAAGGACGGGCCGAGCGTTTGGAAAGCCAAGGTATTAAAATCCAGCGGCATGAAAACGCTGCCCGGCGCGGGCGGCATGAGCAAGGGCTTTTTGGTGAAGTTCAGCAGCGGCCATGTGGGTATGGTGCAGCGGCGCATTGGTTCCAAGTCGAGCCATACGCGCACCGCCAAGGGGTACAAGCGCTGGACGAACGCCAAGGGCAATGTGGAAAAGCTGGTGACAATGGGAAGCCCCAGCGCCACCGCCATGCACCACACCATTTGGCCGGAGGTTGAGCCGAGCGTGGAAGAATACCTGCAAGAACGGTTGCAGGCACAGGTTGAGCGAGTATTGGCGAGAGCCGGAAAGAAGTGAGCCACCATGAGAAATCACACAACGACGGCAGCGAGGGCGGACATTGGCCGCACCCCGCAGCTTTGCCAAGACGCGCTGATCGAAATGCTGAAAGAACTGTTTGCGGGTAAGCTGTTTTGCGGCCAAGAGGGGCGCAAGGCACTGAAAATCTACAAGCAGGACTTGCCCATACCGCAGAGTGATGATGCCGATGTGGACACAGACAAGGCCGAGGCACCCTACATTGTGGTGCGGATGACCGGCGGACAGATTGAGGACGACGACAGCCCGCAGACCGTGGACTTTAGCCTGATCGTGTGCGCCTATGACACCGGCCTTGACCGTGAGGGCTGGCAGGATGTGGCGAACATCAAAGAGGACATTATCCAGCGAGTATGCAAGGCCCCCTACTTTGGCGGCGCGTTTACCGTTTTGAAGCCGATCACTTGGGCATTGCAGGAGGACGACACGCACCCCTATTACTTTGGAGCGTGTACCCTGACCTGCACGGCACCTGCCATGACGCAGGATGAACAGTTAAAGGAGTACCTATGACCAAGAAACAGGAGCAGGCCGCCGAGGCGGCCACAACCCCGGAGATCACCGGGGAAACCGAAGCAAAGACCGAACACAAGACCCCGTGCGTTTACTGCGGGCCGAGCGTGCGCGGCGTGGCACGGCAGTACACCGTGTACGCCAGCGGCAACACCCCGGCGGCGCTGGACGAGTTTGTGAAGCAGCACCCGGCGGCCAAGAACCTGCTTGTGCCGGTGGAACGCTTTGCACAGACGCGCAAGGCACTGGAAACGGTAGGAACGGCGGAAAGCATTTTGTACAACAAGATCAAAAACGAACTGTAAGGAGGAACAACCGATATGGCTACATACAAACATGGCGTATATACCAGCGAACAGGCCACCAGTATGACCGCCCCCGTGACCGGCACCGCCGGTTTGCAGGTGGTTGTGGGCACCGCGCCCGTGAATATGCTGGAACACCCGGAGCAGGCCGTGAATACCCCGCTGCTGGCGTACAACTACAAGGAGGCTGTGGCCGCCGTGGGCTACCATGACGACTTTGCCGCCTATACCCTGTGCGAGAGTATCAGCGCGGCGTTCAGCGTTGTGGGCACCGGCCCGCTGGTGCTTATCAATGTGCTTGACCCAGCCAAGCACACGGCAGACATTGCCGAAACCACCGTGCAGGTGAACAGCGGCGTGGCCGTGCTGGATGTGGTGGGTGTGCTGCTGGACAAGCTGACCGTGAAAAGCGGCAGCACTGCCCTGACCCGCGACACCGACTACACGGCCAGCTTTAACAACGACGGCACCCTGAACATTGTGCCGCTGGCAGGCGGCAAGGCAGCCAGTGCCACTACCCTGACCGTGACAGGCAAGAAACTTGACCCCAGCAAGGTTAAGGCCGCCGACATTGTGGGCGGCGTAGACGCAGCCACAGGCAAGGAAACCGGCCTTGAAGTGGTGCGGCAGATTTACCCCAAGTTGTCCATGACGCCGGGCATTCTGCTGGCACCGCGCTTTAGCATGGACGCCACCGTGGCCGCCGCCCTGCAGGCCAAGACCAAGGAGATCAACGGCGTGTTCAAGGCTGTGTGCATTGTGGACATTGACAGCACTGCAAGCGGCGCTACCAAATACACCGATGTGAAGCAACGCAAGGAGGCGCAGGCCGTGAGCGACGCGAACGCCTATGCTGTGTGGCCCTGCGCCAAGGTGGGCGAGGTGGTTTACAGCGGCAGCGCACTGGCCGCCGCCCTGACCGCCTACACTGACGCGGTGAACGCAGACACCCCGAATGTAAGCCCGTCCAACAAGACGCTGGCGATCAGCGCCGCCTGCCTTGCGGACGGCACCGAGGTTGTGCTTGACCAAGAGCAGGCCAACACCGTGAACGGCTTTGGCGTTGCCACTTTCCTGAACATGAGCGGTTTCCGCCTGTGGGGCAACAACACCGCCGCATACCCCGGCAATACCGACCCGAAAGACAGATGGTTCAGTGTACGGCGCTTCCTTTCTTGGGCAGCGAACAGTTTTATCCTGACCTACTTTTCCAAGGTGGACAGCCCCGCCAACAAGCGGCTGATCGAGGCCATTGTGGACAGCGAGAATGTGCGCGGCAACGGCTTTGTGGCCCGTGGCGTGTGCGCCCGCTATGAGGTGATCTACGACGAGGCGGAGAACACCACTGCCGACCTGCTGGATGGCAAGATCACTTTCCACCAGTATATCACCCCCTACACCCCGGCGGAGGACATCGAGGATGTTATCGAGTTTGACCCGGACGCACTGACCACGGCTTTGAGCTGATAAAGGAGGTACAGAGCTATGATTAGCAACAACTATATCCCGGAAAAAATCAACGACGCGAACGCCTACCTTGACGGTACGCGGATGATCGGCGTTGCCGCCAGCGTTGACCTGCCGGAAGTGAACATGAAAACCGGCACCGTGGAGGGCTTTGGCGTTGGCGGTGAGATTGATTCCCCCACAATCGGACAGTGGGAGAGCTTTGAACAGGAGGTGCAGTTTAACACGCTGTATTCCAGCGCCGTTGATATGCTGAACCCCCTGACCGTGGTGAACCTGACTTTCCGCGCGGCGCAGCAGGTGTACGACAAGACCGGCGGCTATGACTTTAAGGGCCTGCGCGTGGTCGAGATGGGCCGCGTGAAGAAGTTCAAGCCCGGCAAGATCGAGAAAAGCGAGGGCATGGAGGCCACCGTTACGCTGGAGCTGACCTACATTATGATCGAGGTTGACGGTGAGCAGCTTATCGAAATCGACAAGCTGAACGGCGTTTACAAGGTCAAGGGTGTGGATATGCTGGCAAAGGTGCGAAGCCTGATCTAACCAAAACAACCCCAAGAGCATGAACCCGCCCCCGGAATGAGCCGGAGGCGGGTATGCTTTTATTTTTGAGAAGCACTGACACACTGAAAGGGAGCTGTACATTATGGCAGAAGAAAAGAACATTACCGTTGTGACCGAGGAGAAAACCGAGGCGACGGCACCCAAGACCGAAAACCAGTACCTTTTGAAGCTGAACCGCCCTTATGTTTTTGAGGGCAAGGAGTATGCGGAGATCGACCTTGCCGGGCTGGACAAGCTGACCGTGCAGGACGCGATCAACGCGCAGCGGCAGCTTTTCAACGAGCGGGAGCCTGCCGCCATGCTGCTGTGCGAAACCACCACCGCCTTTGTGCGCATTTTGGCTGCCAAGGCCACAGGCCTGCCGATTGAGTTTTTCAAGTTGGCACCGCGCAGCGTTTCCCGCAGAATCTACGGCATGGTGATGGGGTACATGAATGTGGACAGCAACACCGAGAACCACATTATGCGGCTGGAAAAGCCCTACTACTTTGAGGGTAAGCAGTATACGGAGGTTGACCTGAACGGCGTTGCCGACCTGAATAGCCTGAACGAGAGCGCGGCGGAAAACCGCCTGACCCGCGCGGGCTTTATGGTGACGGACACCAGCTACAACTACCTGTACGCCTGTATCCTTGCCGGAATGGCAACGGGTCTGCCGGAGGAGTTCTTTACCGGGCTGCCGCTGTACGAGGTGCTGAAAATCAAAAACGCCGTGAACGACGCGGGTTTTTTCGAGTAAAGGGCGGCGCGAAAGCATTACGCAAGGCCGCCATACGCCTTGCCGCTGTGACGCGGACAGGCGTTGATTTTTACCTGAATTTGCCGACCCGTGAGTTCGCCAAGCTGAACGACGAGGTGGCGGAGGAATGGCGACGAGCAAAACATTAGAGCTTAGTATCAAGATCGCGGGCCGGATGGACAAGAGCCTGACGGCAGCGATCAACGGTACACAAAGCAAAATTGGCAGTTTAACCAAGAGCATAAGCAACATTGGCACCGGCGGCCTTGCCACTATGGGCGCGGTTGCAACCGCTGCGGCGGTGGGGATTGCAGACTGCACCAAGGAGGCGCAGGCACTTGAAAGCTCTATGGCCCCCGTGGTGCGCTATGTGGACGGCTTGGCGGATGCCAGCGGTGCGGTGAGTGATGCGATTGCCGAAAACGGCAAGACCTTTAAGCAGAACTACGGCGCACTGAAAACCTATATCCAAGACCTTAGTACCGACATACCGCGAACCACCGACCAGCTAACGGCCATGAGCGCCGCGCTGGGCCAATCGGGAATTGGGGTAGACAAGCAGCTAACAACGGGGTATCTGCGTGATACTGCTGTGGCCGCAACGGCAATGGACTTGGACGACCAAACCGCCGGTAACTATGTGGCAAAGTGGGAGGCCAGCTTCAACTTTGACCACAAACAGGTTATGACCCTGTTAGACCAAATCAACTACCTTGGTGCCCATAACGCAACCACGGCAGGAGAAATTGCACAGAGCGTGAACAGTGCGGCGTCGATGGGCCAGATTGCAGGCGTTGACCCGGCGGCTACTGCCGCAATGGCAACGGCCATGCAGGCTACCGGCGTTGCCACTGACCGGGTAGGCACGAGCATTTCCCGCATTTACACCAATTTGAGCAAGGGCAGCAACGCTACCAAGGCCCAAAAGGAAATGTGGGAGGAGCTGGGCTTTACCGCCGAGGGCATAGCCAAGAGTATGCAGACCGACGGCGTGGGCACCTTGAAAGAAGTTTTTACCGCTTTGCAGGATATGCCGGACGAACGCAAGGTTGCTGCACTTAGCACCCTGTTTGGGCAGTGGGCCATTGAGGGCGGCGCAAAGATCACAAACAATTTAGGCGCTTACGAAAAGGCGCTTGCAATGGTGAGCGACCCAAGCCTGTACACCGGCAGTATGGAGCGGGAGTTTATTATTCAGGCCAGCACCAGCGAAAGCATTGACACGATGGTGAAAAACTCCGTGACAGCGCTAAAGCAGGACATTGGCACGGAGTTTTTGCCCGTGAAGAAAACCTTGTCGCTGGCTGTGATCGACCTGATGAACGGTGTGCGTAAGGATATGCCGCAGCTGCAAACGCTGGCCGGAACGCTGGCCGACCTGTTGAGCGCCGGTATTTCCAAGCTGGGCGACGCGCTGCAAGCAGCCCTGCCCTATGTGCAAAAGACGCTGGACTATGTAGCAGACAACGGGCCGCAGGTGGCCGGAATCCTTGGCGGGTTGGCCGGAACCTTTGCGGCCATGAAGTTTGCGCCGCTGGCCGGGAATCTTTTGGAGGGAGCCGGGAGCCTGCTGTTTGGTGAGAGCGGCGGGCTTGGCGTGGCGGCGGGCGGCAGCGAGAGAAGCGGCGGCCTGCTGGGCGCGGTGGGCAGTTTGTTCACCGGAGGACAGAAGTTTGCGGGCAATGCCGTTGGCACGATTAGCAATGTGACCGAGGCCGCAGGCGTTGGCGCGACAATGGCAAACTCCAACATGACACGGACGCAGTGGGGAGCCGTTACCAGTAACGGGAGCGGCAGCTTTATGCAGCGGTTGGAGAACAGCGCCATTGGTGCTTACTTTGGCATTAAAAACCGTGGAACGCTGACCAACCAAAAGGGCACCGACTACAAGTTTATGCAGGGCCTTATGGGCGTGGCCGGGCAGATCACCGACGCAAAGCAAGGCGGCGGACTGCTGGGGATGGCAAAGAACGCTGCGACGAGCAGCCCCATAGGGCAGTATTTTGGCGGAATCCGCGCGGCAGCCGGGAATGTGGCGAATACCACCATCGGCAGCAAGATCGTAGGTTTCGGCAAGGGCACCATTGGTGTGAGCAAAGAAATCCTTGCGGGCATTGCGGGGCCGGAGGGCTTGGGTCTGACCAACCTTGTGAGCGGTGCCAAGGGGCTTGCACAGAACGGTGCTGGCTGGGTGGCCGGAAAAGCCGGGAATGTGATCTCCACCGTAGCGAACAGCGGCGTGGGGCAGGCAGTCGGCGGCGCGGCGGGCAAGGTTGGCGGCGTGGCAAAGGGCGTGGTGAGCGTTGGCTCTAACGCCTTGGGTGCGCTGGGCAACTTTGCCGGGGCCGGGGCCGGACTGCTGGGCAGCGTTTGGGGGCCGGTAGCAGGAGGCTTTGGCAGCCTGTTTGCCGGGGCGGCCCCGGTAATTGCTGCGATCAGCGGCATTATTGCCGTGGTAAGCATTTTGGGCGACCACTTGGAGGACATACGCGGCATAGTCGTGAATGTGTTTGGTGAAACCGGCGGACAGGTATTTGATGTGTTCACCGGCAAGCTGCAAGGCGTGGCCGACTTTGTGACAGGGCTTTTCAGCGAGGGCGGCGTAGCCGCTGCGCTGGCCCCCCTGCAGAACACGATCACAAACCTGTTTGGTGAGAACGCTGGCGCAGCCTTTGGCGGCGTGGTGACTATCCTGCAATCCATCATGGGTGTGGTTGGGCAAATCGTGACCTTTGCGACGGGCACGGTCAAGCCGATCATACAGGATGTATTTACCTTTATCACGGGTACGGTGCTGCCCATTATTTTGCAGACCTTTACGGCGGCAGCGCCGACGATAGCCAGCATAATTTCCAATATTGGCAGTGCGGTTATGACGGGTATGCAGATCATTGGCAGCGCCATTCAGGCGGCAATGCCAATCATACAGGGCATTATTACCGTGATTATGACCATTGGCAGCGTGGTTGTGCCCGCACTGCTGGCCGGGTTTGAAGCGTTCAGCGCAGGAATCAGCGCAGTTATGAGTGCAATTCAGGGAATCTTCCAAGGCTTGATTACTTTTATTACCGGGGTGTTTTCCGGCAGTTGGAGCCAAGCGTGGGAGGGAATCAAGCAGATTTTCGGTTCTGCTTTCGACGGACTGGTGGCGCTGTGCAAAGCGCCGCTGAACGCCGTTATTGCGATCATCAACAAGGCAATTTCCGGCATTAACGGTTTGGGCCTGACTATCCCGGAATGGGTGCCCATACTTGGCGGCAAGAGCTTTTCCGTCAATATACCCACCCTGCCCATGCTGGCAAGGGGCGGCTTTACGGACGGTGTTTCTATCGCCGGTGAAGCCGGAACCGAGGCAGTAATCAGTTTCCAGCGCGGAGTACGCAGCGACAACATCAACACTTGGACGCAGGCGGGCCGTATGCTGGGGGTAAGCGGAGAGCAGGCCGCCGTGGCGGCAGGTGTACCGTATGCCGACGGCGGCGGTGCGGTGGAGCTGGCGACGCTTGAGGCAACGCAGGGTAACAACGCTGTGGAGCTGCAAGAGATCGACACTGGCAAGCCGCAGCCGGAACAGGACGGCGGCGGAACCCCGGACGGCGGCGGGCAGGTTGTATTTGCACCGCAGATCACCGTGCAGGGCAACGCTGACCGGGCTGTACTGGAAAGCGTTTTGGACGACGCGCAACAGCGGTTTGAACTTTGGTACGAACAAATGATGCGCCGAAAGGCGCGGACGGCCTACTGACAGGAGAAACGATATGGCATACACAACAAAGAGCGGTGACACTTGGGATGTGATTGCAAAGCAGGTGTACGGCAGTGAATACCATGCGGACATTCTGATGGCGGCCAACCCGCAGCAGATCGACACTTTCCTTTTTGAGGCCGGGGTGGTGCTTGCCACCCCGGTTTTGGAGGAGGAGCGCGACGGACTGCTGCCACCGTGGAAGTACGAGGCAAGCTATGAATAACGGCAGACGGGTTGAATTGGATGTAACCTACAACAATGCCCCCTTTGCCGGGCAGGTAGGCGCGGAGATCGAGAGCCTGACCTATGTTGACAATGCCGCCGACGACAGCGACAGCATAGACATTACGCTGGACGCACAGGACAGTAAATGGCTGCACGGCTGGCTGCCGGAGGAGGGCGCGACCCTGCGCCCGCGCATTATCGGGCAGGATTGGAACGGCCCCGGTGACACCCATGTGATGGAGTGCGGGCTATTTATCCTTGACGATGTAGCCTACCAAGACGCGCCGACCACTTTACAGGTGGGCGGTGTGAGCAAGCCGAGCGACACCGATTTTAGCGAGTTGGAGCGGGAAACCATTTGGAAGAACACATCCATAAAGCGAATTGGGGAAAGCATTGCCGGGCGGTACGGGCTGGGGTTCACCTATGACGCAGACGATTACGACATAGAGTGCGACGAACAGGACGGCACCGACAGCAGCTACTACAACACCCTTTGCAAAAACTACGGTCTGATCTTAAAAGTGTACGCAAAGCGGCTGTGGGTATATGACCGGGAGCGCTACAAGGGAAAACGAGCCGTGCAGGACTTTGACCGCACGAACATTATACCCGGCAGCTTGAGTTACAACACGACCCTGTCCGGCACCTATACCGGCGGGTATTTTACCTACACCGACGCCGACAAGGACTTGGACATTGTGTGCAGCGTGGGCGGCGGAAACCACACCAAGAATGTGAACCGCCGCGCCACCAGCGTTTACGACGCAAGCGTACAGCTTTGCGCCGAGATCAACAATGCCAACCACGGCAGAGTGAAGCTGAAATTTTCCGTTATGGGCAACTGGGGCGTGAGCGCCGGAAACAACCTGCGCCTGACCGGGTACGGGGATGGCCTGAACGGAGGAATCAACGGCAAATACTTTGTGGACAAGGTGACGCACAAGTACACCAAGAGCGGCGGCTTTGTGACAAGCTTTGAGTGCAGCGGTATTTTTGACCCGTTCCATTACTGGGATGTGGGCGGACATATCGAATACCACCAAAGCGAGGACAGCAGCAGCGAAAGCTACAACAGCGCCTACGAAACCACCAGCCCGGCGGCCAATGCGGCCAGCGCGGCGGCGGGCGCAACGGCGGGCGCGGCGGTAACGCTGACCAAGGCACCGTTCTATTACACCAGCGTTGCCCCGAAACCGAGCTGCTACAAGAGCGGCACATTCTATTTCTATGACGGTATTTTGGTGAATAACCGATACCGCATTACCAACACCGCCGCAAGGTGCGGCAAGCTGCCCGTGGGCAAGAATGTTACCGGCTGGGTGCCAGCCAGCTATTGCAACGGCGGCGGGATTACGACGAAGTGAGGAGGCACAGCATTGGCAAGCACCAACAGAACCGGGCGCGTGAGTGCCATTGACTATGAGGCCGGAACTTACGAAGTGACCTACTTTGACCGGGGCAAGAGCGTGACCCGGCAGATAAACGCCATGAGCAACGGCGAATACAAAATGCCCTGCGTGGGGCAGGTCGTGAGTGTTGCCCACAACAGCAACGGCACGGCGGCGGGCACCACCACCGGCACAGTTTGGAACAAAACCAACAAACCGGCGGAGGGATACAAGGGCCTGTACCGCAAGGAATACGGCACCAGCCGCAAGGGGCAGGCGTACAGCCGGTACGACGAGAACACAGGCGTGTACACGCAGTATGTGGACAAGCGCACCGGGCGCACTTGCAACGGTGAAATTTTCGACGAGGCAAAAGGCCCGGTAAGCGTGATTGCGGGCGGGCAGTTGCAGCTAAAAAGCAGCGGTGCCAGCGCCAGCATACAGGCCAAAACGGGCATGGGCATTGTAGCCGGAACTACCGTAGCCATTGAAGCGGGCACCTTTATGAGTTTGGAGGCCACCGGCGCTATGAGCATATCGGCGGGCGGTGACTTCAAGTTTAATATTGGCGGCGACAGCGAGGAAAAGCGCAAGGGCACCACCAAGCAAGAATACCTTGACAATGTGGAACAGGAAGTGACCGGGGATGTAAAGCAGACCCTGACGGGCAACTTGGAGCAAACCGTGACCGGGGATGTATTGCAGACCATAACGGGCACCGTGACCCGCAATGTGACCGGGGATGTGACCCTTAACATAAACGGGGCCAGCATTACGATCAGCGCGGGCGGCGACATAAGAATTACCAGCCCGACCAAGGTTGAAGTTAGTGCGCCGATCTTGAACGCCGAGGGTGCCAGCGGTGATGTGAAAGTGCAGAGTATCAGCCTTGTACAGCACAAGCACACCAGCGCCGCGCCGGGCAGCGAGAGCAGCCAGCCGTTACCGTAAGGAGGTGCCAGATGGTAATAGGCAGTTTTATGGGCCGCGTGTTCACCGTGAGCCACACAAAGATTTTTACCCCAAGCAACCTGAAAGGCAGCACGGGGAGCGACTGGGCAACACATGAAGTCGTGGGCGGAAAGGCCCGCAGCGAGTGGGTAGGCCCGAAACTGAAAAGCTATACATTCGACCTTTTACTGCGGGCGCAGGACGGTGTGCCCCCGCGCAGTACGCTTGATTATTTCCAGCGTATGGCGGAGAGCAGCGCCGTGGACTGGTTTGTGGTGGGCGGGGTTCCGCTTTCGCCCTACCCGTTCAAGATCACGGACATAAGCGAAACATGGGACGCCGTGCTGCAAGGCGGTGTGCTGGTGGAATGTAAAGTGAGCCTGACCATTGAAGAATACCTGTAAGGAGGGCTGGGTGTGATTTTGGCAGACAGCCCGGTTATTGAGATTGCCGCCGGTACGGTGGACGACAGCGAAGCGCAGGAGGTTTACCGCAACCTGCAAGTGCTGTATGGCACCCACACCGGGGAGCAGGCTTTAGACCGGGATTTTGGCATTGACATAAGCACAACCGACTACCCGCAGGAGAGCGCCCAAGCGCTGCTTGCGGCGGAGTATGTGCGCAAAACCAAGATGTATGAGCCGAGGGCGCGGGTGGTGCGCGTTGAATGGACGGACAGCAAAGCTCACGACGGCAACATGACCCCAAAGGTGGTGATTGATCTTGTCTAATATCAGTGAACTGGCGAATGTGCCACAGATCAGTTTTATTGAAAACATGACCCTGCAGGAAACCGAGGAGCAGTTAAAGGCCGAGTACGCCCGGATTTACCGGGAGCAGACCGGCAAGGAACTGGTGCTTGGGGAGGCTGACGCCAAGACCCTGCTGCTGAAAGCGTTTGCCCTGATCGAATATCAAACCATGCAGTACGCAGACATTAAGGGACAGGCAGAGCTTTTGAAAACCAGCACCGGCGAGGCACTGGACGCGCTGGTTGCGCTGTTGGGGCTGACACGGCAGGAAAGCAAAAAGGCCACGGCCAAGGAACGCTTTTTGCTGGCAGAGGCACGAGCCGACACCGTGGCAGTGCCCGCCGGTACGCGGGTGAAAACGCAGGGCGGGCGGTATTTTAATACGCTGGACTATGCGGAGATACCGCCAGGCTCAACCTATGTGGACACCATCGTGCAGGCGGAGGAGGCCGGAGCGGAGAGCAGCGGCATACTGGCCGGGGAAATTAACATCCTTGTTGACCCCATCCCGTACATAGCCAGTGTGAGCAATGTGGACGAAAGCACCGGCGGCCTTGATGTGGAGGACGATGACAGTTTGACCGAGCGGGCCTATTTGGCACAGAGCCGGTTTAGCTGCGCCGGGCCGCGCGACGCCTACGAATACCATGTGCGGGAATGGCGCAGTGATGTGACGGATGTGCAGATCACCAGCCCGGAGCCGTGCGTGATTGCCATTTACTTTGTGATGGAGGGCGGGCGGCTGCCGAACGCCACGGAGCGGGAGGAGCTGACCGAATATATCAGTGGCGAGAACCTGCGCCCGCTGTGCGACAAGGTGGTGTGCGTGGAGCCGGAGGAGGTGCCCTACAACATAGCGTTTACCTACTGGATTGGCGACGGCGACCAGCGCAGCGCCGGAACCATACAGGAAAAGGTGACGGCGGCGGTGCAGAGCTACCAAAGCTGGCAGCGGCACCTTGGGCGGGATATTAACCCCACGGAGCTGATCGCCAAAATCCGCGAGGCAGGGGCCAAGCGTGTGAAGCTGACCGCCCCGGCGGATATTGTGGTAGGCAAAACGCAACTGCCGAAATGCACCGGGCAGACCGTGACATACGGAGGGCTGGAAGATGATTAAAGACCTGCGGGACGCCCGCCTTGTGGACGCTGTGCCCCGCGTGGTTGCCGGGCAGGACTGGGTGCGGGCGCTTAGCGAGGCAGTAGGTGTGCTGCACGAAAGAACGCTGCGCTATATCGACGACAGCCAAATTTACACAAGCCTTGACACCGCCACAGAACCCGTGCTTGACGCGCTGGCGATCAACTGGAAAGTGGACTGGTACGACACCGGGTACAGCGTAGAGCAAAAGCGCCGCATTATCAAGACGGCCCTGACGGTACGCCGCCTAATGGGCACCGTGGGCGCGGTAAAGCTGCAGGCCGACGCCATTTACCCCGGCACTATGCTGGAAGAATGGTTCGAGTACGGCGGGCAGCCGGGCACTTTCCGCCTGTATATCAATGTGACAGACACAACGGAGGAACACCCGGCCATTATTTACAGCCCGGCGGAAATGGAACGCCGCCTTATTACCGCGAAACGGTGGAGCGCCCACCTTGAAAGCCTTAGCTACATGGTGCGCCACACGCTGGCTACCGGGTGCAGGGTGGACAAGTGGGCATACACCGTGCCGGAGTGCGGCACGATCTACTGCGGCGTGTGGTGGATGCCTGCCACCTTGGGCTATACAGCACACCACGCACTGCTGACAGGCGGCCAGCCGGGAGCCTTTGCCGTAAGCCCGGAGTTTACCGGCACACTGCCCGTTCCGGCGACGGTGGGCTATTCAGTTTGCGGGGCGCTGCGGAGCGGCGGCGTTGCAGCCGGGTACACCGCAAGCCCTGAATTTGCAGGCACATTGCCGGAGGAGGTACAGTATGGAAACTGAAAAGGCTAACGGCCAGTACGGAAAGCAAAACCCGCTGTTTATGTACCAAGGAACGGCGGGCTATTCTATCCGTGCAGAGCTGCACGGGAGTAAGGGCGGCGTGGAGGCCGCCGAAGCATTTACAGCCGTACCGTCCGCCAGCGGGCAAGACCGCTGCGGTACGATGCCATAAACAACCGGGAAAGGAGGAAAACCGAGCATGGCTTTTTTTACCGACAAGTTCCTGAATGACCGGCGGGAAGAATTGCTGCGCAGCGTTGACAGGTTCCAATACCAGTTGAACGGCGGGGCGTGGCAGACCGGCACCGTGAACAGCAAGGAGATCATCGGCACGAATGTGGTCGTGTTTGTGAATGTACCGAATTTTGGGCAGGCCGACACGATCACGGGCGTAAGGGTGTACGACATCAACGGCGCACTGGCCGGACAGCAGAGTATCAGCCTGAAACGCACCAGCCTGAATGTGGCGCTGCTGCGCTTTACATTCCCGCTGATCGAAACCGAGGAGTAAAAGAGAGGAGGACAAACCCATGGCTTATGACCGCAGTTATTGGAAAGACCATGTAACTGACCAGAGCGGCGAGGTTATCCAGCAGGGCACCTTGCTTGACCAGCAGCATTTTAACAATATGGAGCTGGGCATTTCCGACATGACCCTTGCCGGGGCAATTATGCAGTTTAAGGCGGTGCAGGACGGTTACAACTACGCCGACGAGATGCACACGGCCACGCTGGCGCAGACCGGCAGCAAGTGGCCGTTTAACAACACGCCCACCACCATTGCCCTTGCGCAGCTGCGCGAAAGCACCAATTACGGCGTGGAGGTAACAGTGCTGGCGTACAGCGGCGGCAGGCTGGGCAATATCCGGGTGACTGACCGTGCCCGCAACGGCTTTAAGCTGGTGCATGACGGCAGCGCCACCACCGTGAAAGTGCAGATCAGAGTGACGGGCGGCATGACCGACCCGGCACCCACCGAGTAACAGGAGGATAAGAGCATGAAAATCATTGAGAAAAACGAGGGCAAGAAGATCAACTACAACCTGACCGGCACAAAGCTGGACTTTGCGGACGGTGCGCTGACCCTTGACCTTGCCCGCTACCAGCAGGACGACCCCGTGACCCGCGACATTATGGTGGACAGCGAGGGCTATTTGACCACCGGGCGCGGCCTGTACTACGCGGCACAGGTGGAAATCCCCGCGCGGAAGTACACCGAAACCGTGACCACGGCACAGGAAACCGACGCGCAGACCGAGGACGGTGAGAACACCGAGGGCATGAGCCGTGAAACCGTGACCCGCACCCCGGAGCCGCTGGACACCGAGGATGTGAGCCTGTACCTGTTTGCCATTGATGGCATTATGATTCACTGATAAAGGAGGACGAACCTATGGCTAATTTTGATATGGCTGAACTGGCCCTGAAAAGCGTTTGCCCCAACAACGCCATGAAGTACGACGACAAGGAAATGCCGAGCATTATGGTGTTCATTCCGAAATTCCGCCTGTGTGATGTGCTTTCTACCGCCGACACCAGCGTACACCCCGCGTTCAGGGTGAACGGCGTGGAGATCGACGGCTTTTGGGTGGGCAAGTATCAGACCAGCCACTACAACGGCAGAGCGTACAGCCTGCCCGGCGAGAACCCGGCCAACACGGCGGGCCTTGATACCTTTGTGAGCTACAACCGCGCCAAGGGCGGCAAGTTCCATGAGATCACCTGCGCGGAGTTGGCAGCCATTGCCCTGTGGTGCCACAAGGCTGGCAAGGAACCCTACGGCAACAACAACTACGGCAAGGACACCCGCGAAAGCCTGTACCGTGCAATCCCCACCAGCAAGGACAACGACAAGACCGGGCGCGTTGCCACTGGCACCGGCCCTGTTACTTGGAGCCATGACGGCACCTTGGAGGGTATTTGGGATTTGAACGGCAATGTGTGGGAGTGGTGCGCCGGACTGCGCCTTGTGAAAGGCGAGGTACAGGTGATTGCCGACAACAATGCCGCCGCGCCCACTTGTGACATGAGCGCCAGCAGCGCTGCATGGAAAGCTATTTCCGCCGCCACCGGTGAGCTGGTGGCCCCGGACGGCAACGGTACCACGCAGGGCACCGTGAAGTTGGACTTTATCAGCGGCAAATGGACTTACAGCACCACTATTGCCAACACCACCGGCGCGAACGGTTGCAGCTTTAAGGATGTTACCTGCGACAGCAGCATTGGCGCTGCGGCAAAGCTGCTGCTTCAGGCGCTTGCCATGCTGCCCGACGCGGCGCTGACGGGTGACGGCATTGACGCTACCTACGGCGGCGACTATTTCTACATCAACAACGCCGAGGCCGAGCGGTGCCTGATTCGCGGTGGCAACTGGGACGATGGCGGCAGCGCCGGGGTGTTCAGTTCCAGCCTGGGCAACCCGCGCTCTTATGCCGGCGGCAACATCGGGGGCCGTTCCGCTTTTTACGAATAACTGTACACTGCGCCCTGAAACACTGACCGCCAAGCGATAGCGCGGCGGACAACAGGACAAGCCCACGCACAGCAACGGGAACAACACCCCGCGCTGTGCGCGGGCAAATTTTTTAGGGCTTTTTGGCAGGCGCAATGCGCCGGGTGGGTTTGGGGAAATTTTGGAGGAGGTGAACGAGCTATGCAGAGCGAAATGCCCGCGCCGGGCAGCTATGAACCGTTCCGCTTGAAAGAGAAGATCGGGGAAATGATGAAGTACGGCAGGCCGCTGACCAAGAATTTTAGCCGGAAAGATCGTGACCTTGCGGATGATATGCGGGTTTCCATGCTGAAAATGTACCATTTGGCCGTTGAGCTGGAAAAGAAATACTACCGCAAGACTACCGCGCAGGAGCTTGATGTTGAACTGGAATGGCTGCGCAATCTGGTGAGGATGGCGGCAGACAAAGACCTTTGCGGTGCGAAGTTTGCCCCGCCGCTGTCCATGCACCAGTACGAAACATGGGCAAGGTACAATACAGAAATCGGCTGCTTGCTGGGCAAGTATATTGCCAGCGTGAAAAAGTAGCCGTTTTTCTTTGGGAACGGGCCATTTACGGTGCCTGATTCGCGGTGGCAACTGGAACAATGGCGGCAACGCCGGGGTGTTCAATTCCAACCTGAACAACCCGCGCTCTAATGCCAACGGCAACATCGGGGGCCGTTCCGCTTTTCGTCTGTTAAATGCCAATTTAGGGCGGTGGTTCTGCGCCGCAAGGGGGCTGTGGCCTACGGGGTACAGCAGGAAGTGCAGACTAAAAGGGGCCTGTTTCCGTTCCCGCTTAGACAGGGCGGGAAAAAATTTGTATTGCCGTGGAGGCGGAAACGCCACACATGGCTTGGAGAGATCGTTGGATGAAACACTGTCAGCAGGAAATGACGGTGATTCAAAACGCTTGGCCGGTGGTGTGCAATTTTGGTTGGCTGATTGAGGCTGACAGGAACGCCCGCAAGGGCAAGCGATACCGCGCCGAGGTTTTGAATTTTACCGCGCGGCTCGAAGATAATTTGTTCGTCATACAGCAAGGTATGATGAACGGCAGCTATGTGCTGGGGCCGTACCGCAAGCTGTGGGTGTATGTGCCCAAGAAGCGGCTGGTGATGGCGCTGGACTACCCGGACAGAATTGTGCAATGGAGCCTGTACCTGTATTTGAATCCGATCTATGACAGGCTTTTTATTGAGGATTCCTACGCTTGCCGAAAGGGCAAGGGCAGCCATAAGGCCGCCAAGCGCCTGCAATACTGGATGTGCCAAGTGCAGCGCAAGCCGGGGCCGGGCTGGTACTGCCTGAAACTGGACATAAGCAAATACTTTTACCGGGTGAGCCACGAAAAGCTGCTGGCGATCTTGGAGCGGCGGGTGAAAGACCCAGCCATGATGGCGTTTATACGGGGCGTGGTGAACAGCAGAGCAGAGCCGTTCGGCCTGCCGCGCTGGCGGACACCGCAGGACACGCCGCCGGAAGAATGGCTGTACGAAGTGGGTATGCCGATAGGCAACCTGACGAGCCAACTATTTGCGAACATCTACTTAAACGAGCTTGACCAGTATTGCAAGCACAAGCTGAAAATCCATTACTATATCCGCTACATGGATGATGCAATCATCTTGGGGCAGGACAAGGAAACCTTGCACCGCTGGAAAGCGGCGGTGGAAACTTTCTTGCGGGAAGAACTGGCGCTTGATTTGAACAGCAAGACCAGCATACGCCCGGTGCGCCAAGGGGTTGAATTTGTTGGTGTGCGGATATGGCCCACCCACATGAAGCTGCGGAAAAGCACCGTGCGCCGCATAAAGCGGGAGGTGCGCAAGATCAGTGCTTTGTATGCTGCTGGCGATATGACACGGCAGGACTTTTACCGGCGCGTTGCCAGCATTAGGGGGTTGCTAAAGCACACAGAGAGCGCAAGCCTGCGGTGGCGGCTGAACGAGATTTACCGGGCGGAACTGGAAAAGGCCAAACAAAAACAACTGCGAGAGGAGGCACAGCATGAGCCATTTGCAGATCATAGCGGAGTTGGAAACGGTGACGGAAATGCAGGCACGGGTTATCAAGATCATGGCAACACGGCTTGCAGAGCTGGGTGACACCGTGACCGGGCGTGACGAGATTGCGCAGGCCGACAAGGCATACCGCGACGCCATAGGCGGCGACGAGTGGCCGGACTGGGCGGAGAAAGGAGGAGAGGACGATGGAGAACCCTATCACACGGGAGGAGCATGAGGAGTTCCGCCGCCGCTTGGAGGAGGAGAACAAGCGGCAGGACACCCGCATTGGTATCTTGGAGGACAGTGTGCGGCAGATCGGCGCGTTGGCAACCAGCGTGGAAAAGCTGGCCTTAAGTATGCAAAGTATGCTGAAAGAGCAGGAAAAGCAGGGCAACCGGCTGGAAGTGTTGGAGGGCCGCGACGGCGAGAAGTGGCGCAAGGTCATGGGCTACATTGCCACGGCGATTGTGGGCGTTGTGCTTGGCTATCTGTTTAAGCAGATCGGTATGTAAGGGGGCGCAGGAATGTGAAGAATAGCGTTGAAAGTGTTGAAAACGCCGCAGAGAAAAAGGAGCGCCGGAACATCAAGGTTATGGATTTGATCTTGGTGATCGTCGGCGTTTCTTTGTTGGTGTTCACCATCGTCATGATACAGCTTTTCAAGGTGTACGGCACGGTGCCGGACACCCTGATTACCTGCGTTTATGCCACCCTTGGCGGTGAGTGCGGCGTTATGGGCTGGATTAAGACCACAAAAGACCGCAACCGGGAACGGAAGTGGGAACAGGAGGACAAGCAGGAGGCAAAGGCCGAGGCGGCGGAGCTGCCGCCCGGCGATATGCCCGGCGCATAATGCGTAAACAGAAAACCACGGAGGGCTGCGGGTGCGGCCCTCTCTCTTTTGGAGGAAACCGTATGGAACAAAGAAAATTTCTCGCAATGGTGGGGCTGCTGGCACAGGCCGATATGCAGAAAAGCGGAATCCTTGCCAGCCTGACCATTGCGCAGGCAATCTTGGAAAGCGGCTGGGGAACATCGGAGCTTGCCACCAAGGCCAACGCCCTGTTTGGCATTAAGGCCGACGCGCGGTGGAGCGGGAAAGCGTACAGCAAGGACACCAAGGAGTGTTACGACGGCGTGACCTACACCACCATTACCGCGCTGTTCCGTGCCTATGACAGTTGGGCAGAAAGCGTTGCCGACCATAGCGCATTTTTGCTGGCGAACAAGCGGTACGCGGCGGTGGTTGGTGAACGCGACTACAAGGCGGCCTGCAAAGCGATCAAGGCGGCGGGCTATGCCACCGACCCCGGCTACCCGCAAAAGCTGATTGGGTTGATTGAGAAATACGGCTTGACCGTGTACGACGGCAAGGCGAAACAGGAGGACAAAGCGAGTATGAATATCAGCATTACCAAGAAAACCAGTACCCACAACACCACGGCGGCAGCAGGCCGCGCAATCCGGTACATCGTTGTGCATTACACCGCTGGTGTGACCTCTAAGCCGGGCAGTGCGGCGGGCACGGCCTCTTACTTTGGCAGCACCCACAACACCGTTTCGGCGGATTTTGTCGTGGACGATGGCGGCGCGGTGCAGTACAACGGGGATATTCGCAACCGCTACACTTGGCACTGCGGCGGCGGAAAGTACAACACCAAGGGCGGCGCTTACTACGGCAAGGCCACGAACCGCAACACTATTGGCATTGAGGTTTGCTCTACCAACGACACCGGCAAAATGACTGTTGCCAACGACAGCCATTGGAGCTTTACCGACAAGGTTGTGAGCAACCTTGTGGAGCTGGTGAAGTACCTGATGGCGGAATACGGCATTGACGCCGCCCATGTTATCCGCCACTACGATGTGACCGGCAAGCCGTGCCCCGGTATCATCGGATGGAACGAGGACACCGGCAGCGCCGCCAAGTGGGCCGCGTTCAAAGCCCGCCTTGGCGCAGCTACCCCCGGCGGGCAGACCGGCGGCAGCACGAACACCGGCACCACCACGGGCAACACTGCGTTGACATACAAGGTGGGCGACATTGTGCAGTTTGCAGGCGGCAAGCACTACGCCAACGCGCAGGCCGCCAGCGGCACCACCGTGAAGCCCGGCCCTGCCAAGGTGACGGCAGTTGCCACGGCGGGCAAGCACCCGTACCACCTTGTACATACGGACAGCACAAGCACTGTGTATGGCTGGGTGGACGCTGCGGCCATTACCGGCAAGGCGGGCACCGGCACCACGGCGGCCAAGACCTACACCGTGAAAGCGGGCGACAGCCTGTGGCGCATTGCCGCGCAGCAGCTTGGCAACGGTGCCCGCTACAAGGAGATCAAGACCCTGAACGGGTTGAAGAATAACACCATCCACGCCGGGCAGGTTTTGAAGCTGCCTAACTGACCGACTATATATAGGAGGAAAAGACCATGAATGAAGTTGTGACCATCGTTGTGAACAATCTGCTGGAAATCGTGTTTGCGGTGCTGGGTGCGTCCTTTACCGCGCTGGTTATCCCGTGGTTGAAAGACACCGGCCTGCCTTGGCTGAAAGAAAAGCGCCTGTACTCCATCGTGAAGAAGTTCGTGGAGGCCGCCGAGAAGCAGGCCGAGGCGGGCACCATTGACAAGGCGACCAAGAAACGCTTTGTTGTGGAGCTGTTGGAGGCAAACGGCATTACTGTGACCCCGGAGATCAACGCCTTTATTGAGGCGGCGGTGAAAGAACTTGATCTTGCCGAGAAAAACGCCATTGGGGAGATCGGGAAAATTTTTTCTGACGCCGAGCAGACCCCGCAGAACTAAATACTAAGATATGGCCCCGACTGCTGTTCGTTTTGAACGGTGGCCGGGGCCTTTTCTGTTATGCGGAGAGGTTGACAAAAGCGCCGCAGACCGCTATTTTTGAATGGTATTGTGTGCTAAAGCTGCACAGAACGGCAGAAGCCGACACTGGCAGCGCAGATATTGGAGAGGAGGAAACACAGTGCGAACCTATAAGCACCTGACCATGACAGACCGCTTGCGCATAGAAAAGTGGCTGAAAATGGGGATGAAGCCGCGAGAGGTGGCGGACAAGCTGCGCGTTCATGTTTCGACTATTTACCGGGAGTTGAAGCGCGGCGCGTATGACAGGTTGGACGGCGGAACATGGGAGGTAAAAACCGCGTACAGCCCGGACATTGCCGAGGAGAAATACCAAGCCCACCTGCGGGAAAAGGGGCCGGACTTGAAAATAGGCAATGACCATGAGCTGGCAAACTATATTGAAACCACGATTTTAGACAAAGATTGTAGCCCGGCGGCGGTGCTGGGGTTTGCCATGATTGAGGGAAAAAAGTTCAAAACCAGTTTGTCGGTGCCGACAATCTACAAGTACATTGCCAAGGGCCTGTTTTTGAACCTGACGCAAGAGGAGCTGCCACGGCACGGAAAGAAGAAACACAAATATAAGAAAGTGAAGAAGAACAAAAGCGCCAGCCGCGCCCCGGCGGGCGAAAGCATTGAACAGCGCCCGGAGGAGATCGACGGGCGGGAGGAGTTCGGCCATTGGGAGGGCGACACTGTGTACAGCGGCAAGGGAAAGCGCAAGACCACCCGCGCCCTACTGACCATGACCGAGCGCAAGACCCGGAAAGAAATCATTATAGCAATACCAAACCGCAAGGCTGAAACGGTGGTCAAGGCGCTGGACGCACTGGAACGGAAACTTGGTGCCCGGCGGTTTAGGGCGATCTTCAAAAGCATTACCTTTGACAACGGCACCGAGTTTGCGGCGGCGGAGGAGCTGGAACGCTCTTGCATCAACAAGCACCTGCCCCGGACTAAAGTGTATTTCTGCCACCCGTATTCCTCTTGGGAGCGAGGCACCAACGAGAATACCAACGGCATGATTCGGCGGCGGTTTCCCAAGGGAACGAACTTTGCGGCGGTGACGAACGCGCAGATCACGCAGGCCGAAAACTGGATAAATAATTATCCACGGAAGATATTGGGGTACAAGTCAAGCGAGATCGTATTTAGGGAGTGTCTGCGGGAACTGGGCATTGCGGCATGATGGGTAGATAAAGAGAGCAAAATATAGATAAATCGTTGAAAAAGGCGTGATGTGGTATAGCCGGTGCAATAGAATAGGGGTTATAACAAGCTGCTAACAAAAGAGTGAATGTTGACGGCTTTGTTGTGGTGCGATAAAATGTACAAAAATATAAGCAAAAAGTTGTTGCATTTGACTATTGAATTTTTCGCATTGCCGCAAAACGATTTTGATACTTGCATCCGCCGCCGCAATGTGGTAATATGATTAAAGCGTAATCTTTCGTTCCATCTGCAATGCTTTTTACAGCGGCTTTGCACCTGCTTTTGTACATTCTACTGCCAGTCTAACACACAAAATGTACCCGGTCAACAACGGTTTGTTTTCTGTACAAAAAGCTGGTTTTTTCTCCCTTCGGAACATGTCAGCATGGCGTTTTCTCAATATATGCGATCATAGCTCAGCTGGATAGAGCACTGGTCTCCGACAACTGCGACATGGCAGGTTTTTGACACGTTTTTGTGCGATACGGCGTTATTTGCGCTCGCAAAAAACGCGGTGGTCAACGGTGGTCAGACCACGAATTGACCACTATTGGAAATTGACTACTTTACAAGATTGAAATACGTCAGAACGACGTTTTTCATACATATGCGATCGTAGCTCAGCTGGATAGAGCGTTCGGCTCCGACAACTGCGACAGGGCAGGTTTTTGACCTGCTTTTGTGCGATACAACGTGATTTGCACCCGCAAAAACGCGGTGGTCAACGGTGGTCAGACCACGAATTGACCACTATTGGAAATTGACTACTTTACAAGATTGAAATACGTCAGAACGACGTTTTTCATACATATGCGATCGTAGCTCAGCTGGATAGAGCGTTCGGCTCCGACCCGGAAGGCCAGAGGTTCGAATCCTCCCGGTCGCACTTAAAAAGCGCATTGCAATGTATTTTTGCAATGCGCTTTTTGTTTTAATGTTATTTGGGTTTAGAATAATTTTAGCAGCATATCATCCGCCGCGTCCGTGTACTGCCCTTTTGCCAGCCGTTCATTTCTCAGTCTGTTTATGGTGGTTCGCATAAGGTGAATTTCTTCTGCCGAGAAACTTGCTTTTTTATCGGCTGGGAGAGAATCAATTTTCAGTATTAGCTTTCCAATTTCTTGTGTGATATGCCCAAGTGCCCTTTCACGGTAATAATAAGGTGCCAACGCTTTCAGCAGGATACTTTTGTTCGCTCGTGTCAGCTTGATTTTTCTCATAATCCAATCGTCTTTCCCAGTTTTTCCTGTGCCTTGCGTTTGTTCTTGTCAAATGCGTGGGCGTAAATATCCAGCGTTGTACTTGCCTGTGCGTGACCCAGCAGACTTGCCACGGTGCGCACGTCCACGCCCTGCGCAATCAGCAGGCTGGCATTCGTATGCCGCAAACTATGCACATTCAAATTCAGCGGCAAGTTGTTTGCTTTCAAAATCAGCTTGAAGCGATAGGTAAATGTGCAAGGATTCATCGGTTTTCCATTAGGCTGGCGGAACAGGTAGTCATCCTCATTCACAGTTTCATTTGCGGTTTGCTGCCTATCCCACTCGCACTCTTTCCGCCACGCTTTGAGTAGCTGGCACATCTCTTTACTCAGATATACCATACGGTCACCGCTGGTCGTCTTAGGGTCCTTGGTAATAGATTCCTGGTGACTCAGCTTTACTACACCACGCTGTACATGAATCGTCCGTTTGCGCCAGTTAATGTCACTCCATTTCAACCCACAGGCTTCACCTCGGCGTAACCCCGTAGCCAGCACCAGCTTGAAATAGGTTTCGTACTTCATACTCTGACCTTCAAACGCTGTAATCAATTTTTTAACCGTTTCCTCATCAGCTACGGGGCGTTCTTTCTTCTGCCCTTTCGGCTTATAACATCTCCATGCAGGATTGTGGGTCAAATAACCCTCGTCCACAGCCGCCGACAGGATGCCGCACAGCGTGTTGTGTAAGCCCTCGACAGACTTTTCAGAAAGATTTCCTCTGCCGTCCAAACGCGGTGTGTGCCGCATTTCCTCATAAAAATCTCGGATGACCTCTTTACGCAAATCCGTCAGCTTATAGTTGCCCAACGTCGGCAGAATGCGTCGAATATCCTGCAAATCTCGTTGGTATGTGGAGTCCGCCAGCTTCTTCGGTCCTACATCAGCTACCCAGTGTTCAATGTACTTTGCCAGCGTAATGCTTCGGTTAATAGGCTCTGGTGTGTGCTGAACCTCGCGTTCAAATAGGATTGCCTGTTCCTTTACCCACTTCTCTGCCTGTTTGGGTGTGTACTCCTTGGGCGGCTTGACTGTTTTCTGTACAGATTTCTGCCTGTTGCCCTCGTAGTCATACCCACGAGAGACTACAATCAAGTAGCTATTGCTACCGCGTTTTCTGATAGATGCCATTGCTTTCAACGCTCCTTTGTATGTTTTATTGACCTGCGGTACTACAAAGCATACCGACATCTGCGACAGAAAGCTATCACCACACCCAACAATCTTTCGCCCTAAAATCTACCTATTACTGACAAAAACGGCACCGCCATCTCTGACGGTGCCGCCTGTTATTTACCCTGCTTTCTTGGCTTTTCTATTCTTATTTTTCATAAATGCAACATAGCACGGATTTTGGTTGTTCAACAGATCCTGCATCAGCTTTGCGGCCTGCTGTTTCGCCACGTCCTGCGGATGGCAGTAGGTGCGCTCCAAGAACGCCGTATCCGCATGCCCCAGCAGGGATGCTGCCACCTGTTTGCTGGTGCCTTCCTGCAGCAGATAGGTTGCGTAGAAATGCCGCAGGGTGTGCAGGTGGTAATCCTCAGGCAATCCGCATTGCCTATACAGCTTGCGCAAATGTCGGGTAAAAGCATCCGGGTGCGGCACATGACCGTCGGGGTCAGTAAATATCGGCTGTTCTCTATCCGGAACACCGCTATGCAGCACCTGCTGCTGTCGCAGCGCCATCAGAAGTTCCCATATCCCCATGGGAATGGTTACGATCCGTTCCCGGTGACTCTTGGTGTCACTCTCTACGATTTTCCCGGATGCACAGCTGCGGGAACGGTGGACGGTCAGTTCACAAGCGCCGGTTATGTCCCGCCATTGCAGGGCGCACAGTTCCCCACGCCGCAACCCGGTTGTGATGGCCAGCGTATAGTACGCCCGATACAAAATCGGTTCGTTCTGAATCGCCCGCATCAGTTTACCCATTTCATATTTCTGCGGAATATGCTGCGCCTCCTTTTCAAAATGCTTTTTCCGAACGCGGTGCGCCGGGTTAAACGGAATGATGTCATTTTTCTTGGCATCTTCCAGCACCGAGGAAACTGTTTCTAGATATTTCTCCACAGTAGTTTCCTTGATGCAATTTCCACCACGCCCCGGGCGCTTGCGTAATTCCTCGCACATTTCTTCCAGCGTCATGGGCAACAGTTTTGCAAGCGGAATACCGCCAATCAGCGGGTAAACAATATCCAGATTGCGTTTGTACCCTGCATAGGTGGTAGCTTTGAAAAACGGTTCCTGCCGTTTGAGCCAATTTTCGGCGTACTGTTCAAAGTGGGTTTGGTCGCTTTCTTCTACGCCATACTTGAACTTTTTCTCGATGCGCTCAGCCTCTGCCATGACATACTGCTGAATGCCGCGTTTGGGCACGGATGATGGCACAGTGATGGTCTGCGCTTTCATCCGTTTCTGCCCGTTGACCTTATAGCCGTTGCAGACAGTGATTTTGAATTTTCGTTCGGATTTTTTCTTGATGTAAGCCATTGGACCTCCTTATCGCTGGCGAGAAGAATCTCGGCGGCGGGTTTTATTGTTTGTATGTTGATTTCGGTTTTCTTGGTCTATGCGGTTGGATTCGCGTGTTCTTTGGATGCGCTTGATGGCTCCCTCTGCAATCTTGTCCTCTTTGCGGAGTTTGGCAATCTCACAGGTCAGTATTGCTCTACGGTCAGCCAGTTCCGATGGAGCATCTTTTCTCCGCATTTGCTTGACGACTTCCGCCCGCTGCGCGGCAAGGGTTTCTATCTGCCGGGACAAGCCCTTGCGGTAGTCCGCGATTGCCTGCAGGGATGGGAACTTGTGGTCGTAAACAAAGGCGTGCTCAGCAAGGATTCTCTCGGTATCTTTCCAGATGCGCTCCAGTTCCGGGCGGTTGATGCGGGGCTGTTGTTTCTTGGGCAGAATACCCAACTGATAACAGTAGTACAGATATAAGCGGTGCATCTGGGATTCCCCGAAGAATACTTCGAAGAAAAGCTGGAGAATACCTTTTCCCGCATAGGTATTTTGGGGGCGATACCGCTTCGGCATATACTGTTGGGGCGGGTGCTTCAGCTCATACAGCCTTGGTCCATACAGTAAGTGATTTCCGCGTAGGCGGTCATCTATGGCAGGTAAATCGTATTCTTCTCCCAGCCTATATAGGCGCACGGCTCGTCCGCCATCCCTCGCCCGGATGGTTGCGTACTTTCGGTTAGGGTCGCTGCCGAAAATATAACCTTGTCGATACAGTGCCCTGTGGAAATCTTCCGGTGTGCTGGCATCCTCACAGGCTTGGTCGATGGCCTCCTGCATCCGGGCGTACCGCGCCGGTTCCTTGGCTTTGGGCTGCTCCACCACCGATAAGCCGTACTCCCGGCACAGCTTGTCGGATGCTGCCCGGAACTCGGCATACTGACTGCGGCGTTGCTCGTATTTCTTGCCGTCCACATACGATACGGAATTGATAACGAAGTGGTTGTGCAGATTGTCCGTGTTCATGTGTGTGGCGACCAGTACTTGGAAACGCTTGCCCCAGACCTTGCGGGCCAGTGCCACGCCAATTTCGTGGCACTGCTCCGGAGTAACCTCCCCTTCGCGGAAACTCTGGTAGGCATGGAGTGCCACCACGCCGTCTGTTTTACCAAAGCGTTCCTGTACAACCCGCATATCTTCCCACGCATGGTCTGGTCTGCAATGGATGCCGGTGACAAGCTGGGCGCTCTCGTTCAGCTTGGTCTTGGCATCGTTCTCTGCGTAGTGCAGTGTCTGGGCAAGGGCATCGTATTCGGTCTTGTCGGGGTTAGCTGCATAGTCAAGGACGCGCTGTAAGCTGTCCTTGATTGCCCAGATCTTAGTTACCGCCAATGAGCAAATCCCTCAATCGGTCAGTGTGGGCGCTAATGGCAGCGCCATCCCGCATCGAACAGCTTTCTGCAATTTCATCCAGTTTATCCAACACATCAAACACCTCCGTGGGCGGATGCCCGCCCGGTTCGTATCCCAGCGCCCTCTGGCGTAAATACTCTGAGAGTGACAAGCCGCACTTTCTCGCCAACATCGTTACCTTTTTCTTTTCAGTGACAGTGACGCGGACGTTGATTCCGATACTGCGCTTTCTCATGCACTCGCAGCCTCACAGGGGTTCGGGGCTGTCCCCGTAGGCTTTTCGGCGGGTTGCCCTGTGGCAACACTTCGCCCATGCTTGCTTCCCTCAAGCGCTCCGAGTGACGATGGTGACGATGGTGACGGTCTTTCTGGGATACCCCACCCCGATAATTGAGTTATGTCAATATCATCGTCACCACCGTCACCATCGTCACCATAGAAGCTCAAAAGGCGAACCTTGTTTTTTCGATGGGTTTTATATCGGATGTTTTTCGGTTCAAATACTTTATCGAAATACTTCGCCATGTTGTAGGTGAACTGGTTCGGTTTAGCATTTTCAATACCTGCCGCTGCAAGCAACTCGGAGGCCGTTCCCTGCCAGTTTCCCACACTTTCGATGTACTCCGCTACTTTCCACAAGTAGTCCGGAACAGTCTTGATTTCTCGTTCCTCTGCGGTTTCTTCATCTTCCAAAGTCCAGACGCAATTTTTTTCCCGCAAATGCAGCGTCCTGTCGTCCATATCGCGTCCGGTGAGCAAAATGTCAGCGGTCTGGCTCATACGCTTACGCTGCATGACCCAGCTTGTATCGGCCACACCCATAAGCCCTGTGGAGCCGGAAATCTGCTCGAATGGGTCGGATGCAGTTTGCTTGCGCAAGTGGTGAATCAGCAAAATGCAGATGCCATACTTATCAGCAAGCTTTTTCAATGCACCGGCCTCCTTATAGTCATTTGCATACATTCCGCCGTTTCCATCGCTTACACGCACTTTTTGAAGCGTATCGATGACAACCAAGCCAACATCGCGGTATGTATGAATCAAAGATTCTACCTGTTCCTCTAAACCCTGCCCGATGCTCGGACATTCGGTTTGAAGAATCAGTCGCTCTGGGGCATCTCCGCCGTCAATCAGCTGGAAAATACGGTTTTGCAAACGATTGAATGTATCTTCTAACGAGAAATAAATCACGGTACGCGGCTCTATTTCTCGATTCCAGACAGGATTACCCTGCGCGATCTGCAAACACAGCCACAAGGTCAGCCAACTCTTTCCCGCCTTGCTGGGACCGGCAAACAGCGCCAATCCGGCTGGGAGTAGACCGGGGATAATCCACTTTACGGGCGGCAGCGGCGTTGAGAGGAGTTCTTCTGCGGTAATAGATTTCGGAAGTTTCGTAAAAGTCATTTGCATCATCCCTTCTTGTTTGATATACATCTATTATCTCATATTATCGTAATTTTGTGTGTAGTAAGTTTTATTCTCTAGTATTAAGTTGTACGGCTCACGCCGCCCCACAGCCCCACAAACGCGCCAAACGGCGGGTGCGTTGGCTGTTTCGTATCCGTGTGCTGCGTGTGCCACCTGCCCCACACAGGGCGCGTTTGGGCGTGGTGTGAGAGTGAATCAGATTTGATTCACTTTTTCGATTTTGTGCTCAAATAGTGAATCAGAACTGATTCACTTCGGCGGCCCGCGGGCGTATTTCGCACAATCTCTCAGAATTGGTCTAATCATAAGTTCGCTACCTTTCCGTGCTGTGTTGTTATTCCGTGTAACCCTCTTGAATACACTTCCCGGGGGAGAAAAAAGAGCCCGGAGAGCCTTACCGATTTGGTAAGGTTCTCCGGGCTCTTTATATATTTTCTCTGTTTTATCCGGGCGTAAGGGTACACTTTCCCCGCAAATTTTGATGTAAATTCAATAAAATTCAAATAATGCGCATAGTAGCGTCAATCACACGGTCATGTAAATAATAAAAGAAACCGTGTGCATCAAAATAATGCTGAAGAAAAATGTCTAATTTGCCGCTCGCCCCCAGACTTGGGAACATAACAGGCAAGCCGCTGACGACGACCGTACACTGACTCTGCAAGGATCTTACTGATTCCAACCCCTGCGCGGTCACCCCATCTGAAACTGTGGGGCATCTGGAGTATCATTATGTTCTCTCCCTGCCGTGGGTTAGGGTCTGCCTTGACCTTGCTGTGCGCCCCACCGAGAGAGTAAAGTACCTGTTATGCTGTGTATTCAGTTGTAAAGGTGCTAGTACGGAGTAAATCCGTAAGTTTAATATACGCCAACAATTAGCAGTCTGTCAATGGCAAGTGCTAATTGTTTACACGCCATTCATAATTCAAGGCGATAACCCGCCAATGATGGATCTCATAAGCAGGGCTTGTTCATCATCCAAAACGCTGCACACATCCATCAGCAGTTCCCGCTGGCGTACCGTCAGCCATCGCTGCTGCAAGCGACTCGAATCCAGAATGAACACACCACCACCTGCTCCCATCCTTGTATAGATTGGATATTCTAATTCAAGCACCCGAATATCATTTCGGATGGTATGTGAGCTCACAGAAAATTCAAAAGCAAGATTACCAATGGTATCGTTCTGCCGTTCATATAAAACCGCAATCAGCTGTCTGCGACGTTCGTACAGGGAAAGCCTGTCACTCTTATTTATAGCTGTCAGAATATTCCTCCAAGGTCACATACTTCTGTACAGTCTCCTCTGGCTTCATACCATTTTCCATGCCGTTGTTGCCGATGATATGATCGACACAGTACGCAATGTCGCGGCCGAAACCGTTTAGACCGTTCTCATCGTTGCTTTCGAGCTTGTTGATGGTCTAAACCAAAGTCGTGTTACAACAAACAACTTATTAAATCAATACCTGCTGGTAATGCTGCTTTTATAATATAGCGGGCACACTATTTCTGCAATATCTTCAGGTCGTAGAACCGGCCTTTCTTTGTCATAAGTTCTTCGTAGCCACCTTGTTCGGTGATACGGCCGTGTTCGACCACGGCGATGAGGTCGGCGGTTTGGATAGTGGAGAGACGGTGCGCAACAAGGAAGGTCGTGCAACGGCCCATCAGGCGGGCGGTGGCGTCGGCGACAAGGCGCTCCGTCTCGGAGTCGAGGGCGCTGGTGGCCTCGTCAAAGATGATGAGCCGCGGGCGGCGGATGAGGGCCCGCGCAATCGCAATGCGCTGGCGCTGCCCGCCCGAGAAGTTGCCGCCGTGCTCGACTAAGTTCGTGTAAATGCCCTTCGGCAGGCGGTCAACCATATCTCGCAGGCCGATTTCATCAATGACCGCGAGAATCTCTTCGTCCGTGGCGTCGGGTGCGGCGTAGGCAATGTTATCCCGCAATGTGCCCGAAAACAAAATCGTATTCTGCGGTACAACAGCAATCTGGCTGCGGTAGCTCTTCAAATCCATGTCGCGCAGGTCGATGTCATCCACCAAAATACGACCTGCATCGGGGCGGCAGAAGCCCATGAGGAGGCTCAGCAGCGTCGATTTTCCCGCGCCGCTGGGGCCGACAAAGGCCACGCTGCTGCCCGCGGGGACGGCCAAGTCAAAATCCGTCAGCACGGAGCACTCGGCGTCGGGGTAGCGGTAGGCCACGTGTTCAAACCGCACCGCGCCGCGCAGCGGCACAGGGGCGGGCGTCGTGCCGCTCTGCTCCTCGTCGCCGGAGGCCATGATCTCGTTGATGCTGTTCAGCGACTCCATGCCGCGGGCCAGCGCCGGGAACAGGTTGACGACGCCCGACACGGCCGTGACGATCTGTCCGAAATAATTCTGGTACAGCACGACCTCGCCCGCTGTGATGACCTTGTTCCACGCCAGCAGACCCGTGAAGCCCAGGCAAATCATCTGGAACAGCTGGAACACGACCCAGCTTGTCGCGCCGAACAGCGAGTTCGTCGTGTCGAGCCGAAATCCCGAGTCGCGCACGCCTCCCAGCAGGGCATCCATGCGGTCGGCCTCCTCTTCGGACAAGCCGTAAGCGCGGGTGACGGGGACCATTTCGAGCATCTCACTGACGGCGGCCTGCGTGCGCTCCATCTCGCGGCGGAAACGGCGGTTCGATTTGCGGATAGGCTGGCGGAACACGCCCACCGTGATGCCCGCCACGGGTACCGCGAACAGATAGAGCCACAGCACGCGCGGGTCGTTCAGCGCCGTGACGACTACCGCCACGGTCACGCTGGTGACGAGCGGCACGATGGAGCTGAAACAGGACTGCATCATCTGCTCGACATTTTCGACGTCGCGCATGATTTTGGACAGCAGCCGCCCGGTCTGGGCCTGCGTGTGGTACTGGATGGACAGGCGCTGCAATTTATGCACCATTGCGCCGCGCAGTTCCATTTCCACCCCACGGGTCAGGCCCGAGCTGGCGCGGGTGTGCAGCCACGCCGTCAGGACGTTCTGCGCAATAAACACGCTGCCGACGATGAGGTTGAGCCAGAACTGCGTCAGATTATGATGCTCCGGATCGGTGACAATGTTAATGATGTTGGCAATGACGATCGGCGTGACCCACGCCGGAGAATGTTTGACAGTAAACCAGAACGCCGCCCAAAACAGCTGGCCCCAATGGCCGCGGTACAGCTCTAAAAGCTGGTGGGCACCGCGGCGCAGGTTGCGGGAGTTGCCGGTTTCTGCCGTATAGTCGTTCATTTTTCCCTCCGTTTTTTAATGTATGGGCTGCAGGGCGGCGTTCAGGGTTACGCTCTGCCTTGCCGAAAGCTCGATTTCAGCCTCCGCGCCCGCGCAGTGCAGGCGCATTTTCCACGGAGCCGCGGCGTGCAGGGCCGCGGTCTGCAAAGTGCCGTTTTCCCATACGAGGTCAAGGCATGCGCCGCCCGGCAGGCAGAGGCCCTGCACCGCGCCGCTTTGCCAGTTGGGCGGCAGTGCAGGCAGCAGGGACACGGCCTGCGGGTTGACGCCGTCATAGCTGACTTGGGCAAGGCATTCCGCCATAGCGGCGGTCGTGCCATAGTTGCCGTCGATTTGAAACACAGGGCCGCGCTTGCTCGGGTGGTTGTCCATCAGATTCGGGAAGGTAGAGTTGGCGTAGAGGGCGCGCAGGTTTTCTTCGACCTTGCTCCCCTCCCCCAGCCGCGCCCAAAACAGCGTGATCCACGCGCGGCTCCAACCTGTGTAGCCACCGCCGTGGGCAAGGCGGTATTCCAGTGTTTTGCGCGCTGCGGCGGCAAGTTCCGGCGTAGCAAGGGTGCTGATCTCATTGCCCGGAGCCAGACCATACAAGTGGCTGATATGGCGGTGGCCGGGTTCGGCCTCGCCGTACTCGCCGCCCCATTCGAGTAAGCGTCCGTCGCTGCCGATCTGCGTCGGGCGCAGTCTGGGCAGGATGGCAGCCGCGGCGCAGGTCGTCTCATTCGTGACGGAAAGCTTGGCCGCTGCGGCAAGGTAGCCCGCGAACAGCTCGCGCAAAATCTGGCGGTCCATCGTGGGACCGATGCAGAGATGCCCGCGCACGCCGTCGGGCAGGATGTAGGTGTTCTCCGGCGAAACCGAAGGGTTCGTCACGTAATAGCCGGCGGCGTCCTGCTCCAAAAAGTCGGTGAAGAAGAGCACGGCCTGCTCTAGCATCGGGAACTGCGCACGCAAAAACTGCATATCACCGCTGTAAAGATAATGCCGCCAGATGTGGGTGCAGAGCCACGCTGCACCCATCGGCCAGAAGGACGCGGGAATGTAGCGGTCCTGCGGGTCGGTGTCGCCCCACAGATCGGTGTTATGGTGGGCGACGAAGCCGCGGCAGTGATACAGCTCCCGCGCGGTGCGTTGGCCGTTGGGCACCATGCGGGCCAGCAGGTCAAACAGCGGTTCCTCGCTTTGCGCCAAACCACAGATGTTGGCGGGCCAGTAGTTCATCTCGGTGTTGATGTTGATCGTATACTTGGAGTCCCACGGTGGGAAGAACGAGTCGTTCCAGACGCCCTGCAAATTGGCGGGCAGGCTGCCCGGGCGGCTGGCCGCAAACAGCAGCCACCGCCCGTATTGGAAGTACAGCGCGTCCAGCCCTGGGTCGGGCTGTGCGGCGGCGCGCCTCAGGCGTTCGTCGGTGGGCAAGGCCTCCAAGGAGGGGTCTGTGGCAAGGGTGAGGCAGCAGGCGTGGAAGTTTTTGCAAATATCTTCGGTATAGCGTTCTTTAAGAACCATATACCCCCGTTTGGCCGCGGCAACAAGGCAGGCGGTGACGGCCTGCAGGGGTTCGGCCTCACGGTAGGTCGTGGCGGCAGCCAGCAGGAAGGTTGCCGACTTCGCGCCGCGCAAAAGCAGCGTATCGCCGACAGCCCGCACCGTGCCGCCATCGTGCTCGGCCAAGCGGACCGCGGCAGCAAAGCCGATGCCGTCGGAATCGCCCGTGAAATAGATCGTTGCATCGTCCAAGTGTCCTGTCTCTTCGCGGCGCTTGCGGTCCAAGCGGCAGCGCAGGGAGAGTCCCTGCGGCACATCGGTCGTCAGCCGCAGGACGAACACGCCATCCGGGTAGGAGACGAACGCCTCCCGCGCGTAGTGCGCGCCGCCCACGGTGAAGCGGACGTAGAGCGTGCCCGCGTCCAAGTCAAGGCCGCGGCAGTAGTCGTCGGCTTCGGCAGGCAGGCCGTCAAAATCCAAAGTCAAATCACCCAAAGGCTGGTATGCACGCATGCCGCACGGGGTCGAGGCCAGCCCATCCAGCGCGAGCCGTTCGGCATCGGGCAGGCGGCCTTGGCGGAGCAGTTCTTGGACTTTGGGCAGCGTGGCCGAGGCGTCGGGGTTCAGGCGGTGCATAGGGCCGCCGCTCCACAAGCTGTCCTCATTCAGTTGGAACCGCTCGCGCGCGACACCGCCGAACTGCATACAGCCAAGACGTCCGTTGCCCGCGGGCAGCGCCGCATTCCAATCCACGGCAGGTTGGGTGTACCAAAGCTCCATAGGGAGCCTCCTCTCAAAGTGCCCAATCAGGCGTATAATTTTCCATTGACAATTCGCCGAATTTTGCGGTAAAATCCGCGCCGACCGCATACAATCCCATCATGCTGCCGGTGAAGCGCTTTTGGCAGCCGCGACCCTCATCGGCGAGGAATTCTGCCCGCGGCAGCTCGGCAAACATTGTGTCATCGAGGTAAAACCGCCGCGTCAGGCCGTCGGCCTCCATGCGCAAGGTGCCGCAGGCCGCGGGCGCACTGCGCACGACCGTCTTTCCTTCTGGGCTGCGGACGGTCAGCTCTGCCAGCGTGCCGTTTTCGGTGCCGCGCAGGCCGAATTTGCAATAGGATTTTTCGTCGTAATAGCCTGTGATACCCGCCTGCCAGCCGGGGCGCAGGGCTGTGTCCAGCCGTGCGGAGAAGCTGCATTGCAGGGCGGTCTGGCGAGTGTAGATACCCGCTTTTGTTGCTTTGTCGTCCAAATCGCGCACATCGCCGCGCAGGCTCAGCGTGCAGCCGTCCCATGCGGCATCGGCGGGCAGGCGCGGGCTGACCCAAAGGCTGCGCGCATCGGCGGGGTCAAGGCTGGCGGCGTGGGGCACGAAC